TCAATGGCGCTCGGCAATGGCGGCGTTGAGGACTTGCACCCCGGAAGCATCAACGCAATCGCCAGTAAACACAGGCCGCTCGATAATTTGCCGTACCACTTCACGCCTTACCCTCACTTTCTCGTCCGCTTTGGACTTCTCTTGTTGATATTCCACGCTTGCCGCATGGGCGGTTTTTTGATGCTTCTGCTTTTGCTCGGCCAGTTTGGCATTGATGGCTGCCGTGGCCGCATCGTAGCCCGCTTGGTAGCGTTGCCTGCCATACCAATATTCCCCGCCTACCACCGCCGCCAACAGCGCGGCAAGGGCAAGTGGTTTCCAGTATTTCAATATCCATGTCATAGGATTCCTTTCTTTATGTTGCATAAAGTCTGGTGATTGGGGTATTATGGCCGCATCACTTTACATAGCGGTTCAAACGCCCCGACAGCGCGGCTTTTTTATGCCTGATATTTTTCAGGTAGCCTTCAATGGCGGGTCGAGAGAGCCGAATACAATACCCGAAAGGGGAATACGCTCCGCCGACTATGTACGGTGATTGAAGCCCGCCACCTATCAAGTGGCAATCCAATCAATTTACATAGGAGTTCAGCAATGAACGCAATTCAATCTTTTCAATTCAACAACATCCCCGTTTCTTTCCGCCAAGACGGCTACCTGAATGCTACGGCTGTTGCTACGCATTTTGGCAAGCTTCCGAAAGACTACCTAAAAACCGAGCAAACTCAAGAATATATAGTTGAGCTTGCTGATAATTTGAGCAAGAGGAGAAAAATCCTCTTGGATAAAAATCAACTGGTTATTGTCAAACACGGTGGCAACAATCGCGGCACATGGCTACACCCAAAGCTGGCCGTCCACTTCGCCCGCTGGCTCGACCCTAAATTTGCCGTATGGTGCGACGAACAGATTGAGCAGATTCTTTCAGGTAGCCTGACACCCCGCAAAGCCCTACCGTCCGGCCTGACCTACGAGCAGCAGGAACAAGTCAAAGCCTTGCACCGTATGCTGGTGGGCGCCGTGCCGAGAGAGCATCAGGCCAAGCTGGCCATTACCTTGTGGAGCAGCATCAAATCCAAATTCAAAGTCGGCTACAAAGACGTGCCGCCCGAACAGTTCCTTGAAGTGTTGAGCCTGATGAGCCGCGTGGCGGTGGAGAAGGGCGTACAGTACAGCGAAGCCGACACCGTGAATTTGGAAACCGTGCCGAAGCTGTTTGCCAATCAGGCCAATATCCCGTTCAACCTGAACCGCAACGCCTACTACGCCGTTACGGTGAAGGGCGGCAAAATCTACCGCCATCTCGTCAGCCACATCACCTCTCCGTATGAAGACGGCATGATTCCGTGTCTGGCGCATCAGGTGTAAGATACTATTGTTTCCGATAGCAATATCGGTAGGAATCTGTTTCCCGCTAGGTTGAGACAGTGACAACAGGGCATCGGGCAACCGGTGCCCTTTGCCTTACCCCTGGATTTCTGAGGGCAAATCGTTTATGATTCGCGTAGTCGTCAGTCTCCATGCCGCCGCTCCGAGATTGATGATTAGAGACCCCGCCAACCCGCCTGTTTGCGGGGTTTCGCCTGTTCGGGCAGTTTGTTCCTGCCGGCCATGGTTACGCCTCGTTTCTGCTCAGCTTCCCGTCGCTCGCGAGCAGCGGCAGCGTATAGCGCCCTTCTGCGGGATAAGCGGGTTTGCCGCCTTTGTTCGGCCATAGGTAGGCAATCACGCGGCTCTTGGCAAACGGTTTGATATTGACCGCGTCGCCCTGGTTGCCGCCCAATACCATCAGGTTGCCCTGCCTGTCCTGACCGACCACAAAGCCCACATGCCCGCCGCCCTGCCGCTCGAATACCACGATGCAGCCGTAGGCCGGCTTCGCCAAACGGGTTGCGCCTTTTGCCCAGGATTTCGCCCGATACCATTCTTTTGCAATATCCCTGCCGGCTGCCTGCAGACAGTGGCCGACAAACGTTCCGCACCACGGCGTTTTGGTATCGCTCCACCAGCCTTTCAAAGCCCGCACCCACATAGGGATGGTTTTTAAGCCGCGGGCATCCCGTTCGTGCATACCAATGTATTTTCTTGCTTCGTCAATCCACGGCAATTCTGTCATTTCGTTTCCTTTCTGGTTTTCAGGTAGCCTAAAATTCTGCCGTCTGGCGGCGTGCCTTGAAGGCGGGATTAGCGCGGCAGCTGTCGGCAAACTCTTCCAGCCTTTTGGTGTACACGGCGGCGGTGTGCAGGGATTGGGTCAGCAGTTCCACGGCCTTGTCTTGGCCGGTACCGGCCCTGATTTGCGCCGCCGGCAGCCGGGGGGCGGCGGTGCTGGGTTTCGGTTTGCTGCAGACGGTCGGGTAGTGGGCGGGGCCGGTGCAGGCCGCCAGGCCCAGCAGTGCGGCGGTCAGGATTATTTTTGCCATAGTCTGTTTATCCTTCTCAGGTTGTTAGCGGTCTCGCGTCCGACTTTTTCAGGCGGCCTGAAGGCGGCGGCCGGATGTTTGGCGGCCAGCTCGGCGCGCATCTGTGCCAGTTTTTGCGCCTGGGCACGGAGTTCCGCCCGGCTGCCGGCATTGTCCAGCTTGGCGCTTTGCAGTGCGGCGGTTTGGCTCTGTATCAGGCCGTCCTGCGCCACCATGATCTCCAGCAGTTCGTCCCGCTCGGCCGCCAAGGCCGCCAGTTCGGCATTCTTGCCCGCCAGCGCTTCGGCAAAGCCGTACCACGAATAGGCGGTAAAGCCGGCCAGCGCCCCGCAAATCACGATGGCGGCGGTGCAGTGTTTGGGCAGTCTCGGCTTCATGATGCCCCTCCTTGTTCGTCCCGAGAGGCCGCCGGCCGCCGGCCGAGGATGCTGATGGCCTTGTTGGTGCTGTTCGCGCCGTAGCAGGCGCAGATGTAGGCCAGGTAGAAATCGAAGTGCAGGCTGCCTTTATATGCCTGCCAGCCGATCACCGCGCTGCACACCACATGCCCGCTGAGCATCACGACTTTGGACAGGCTGGCGGTACCGCCGCCGTATCCGGTCAGTAAGCCCCTCATAGATACGCTCCCAATCTCGCGGCGGCGGTTTCCAACTGCGCGCGCGTTGCCGCGTCCAATTCCTTTTCCGCATACACGGCCAGATAGCCTGCCACGCGCCCGCCTTTTTTAACGGGGTAGCGGTATACCCGCCGCACGCCGTAGCCGTGTGCCAGCAGGTCGGTATTCAGGCTCGGCGTTTCGTCCGCCGTGCCGTCGGCAAAGTAAAAGCCCTGCTTCTCCGGCTGCCACGCCGACACGCCACTCTGCCCGGCTAGGATTTTCTCCACCGTGGACTTGCCGCTTAAAATCGGCAGCCACGACAGCCCGATTTCCGACACCATGCGCTGTTCGTCCTGCTTGGTTTTGGCAAATACCAACAGCCGCCCCTGATATTCGTAGGGGTTGCTGCTCGGTACGAATTTGTAGCCCAAAACGGCCTGCAGGTCCGCCATCGCCACGCCATCCGCCGCGCTTTCGGCTTCTTTGTTTTCCACAAAGCCGTGCGGGGATTGCAGGTAGGGCGCAGCCGACCCTTCTTTGTGCACCCCTTCGATTGCCGTTTCCGCATTGGCCCGGCTGAAACGGTCGACCAGCGCGATGGGGTCGGTTTTCCACAACACCAGTGCCGGGATGCCGGCGAGAAATAGCAGTACGCCGCGCCGGAAACCGACCTGCCGTAAAAAATCGGCAATGATTTGGTATTTATCCTGTTCGGACATTTCATCCTCCGTTTTCAGGCGGTGCCGCCCGCAGTGCCCAGACCGTGCCTTAAATCTTGATGCAGGCGAGCAGTGCGATGTTGCGCGGGCGAGTCTCGCCGCCGCCTTGAGCAACAGTCATATGGTCGGTGTGGGTGGTCAGCGTCCAGTTGTTGCCACTGCCTTTGTTGTTGGCCAAATTGGCATCCAAGTGATAGTTCTTCTGATTGGCACCGCCTTGACTTGCGCCCAATACAACGGCAGCCGGGTCGCCGGCCTGCATTGAGGTTTTGTTACCGTATTCGGTTTCGCGCGGCATGGTTAAATCATCGTTGTCCGACCAAAATACCCCTGTTGGGTGGTAGTGATTGGCAACGGCATGCCCCTGTGCCGAACCGAAGGCACGCCCGCTGTCCACGCCGCGCCCATCGTCCCAGCCGCGCACAAATTCGGCGCGCAGGTCTGGCAGGTTGAAGGTGTTGCGCCCGTCGCCGGCGCCGTAGGTAGTACCGATGGCGGCAAACAGCGCGGCATAAGTGGTGCGGGATACGGCGGCACCGTCGGCTTTGAGCCAGCCTGCCGGTGCGGTTTGGCCGGCGAAATACATCACGGCGCCGCTGGGCAAATCGTTTGCGACAGCTTCTACCGCCTTGTCGTATGCCGCCTTAACTGCTTTAGGCGTGGCGGCCATATCTTCGCGGTCGCTGTTGGTGGCAGATGAGAGCTGTACAATGCCGGCCTGTGTAGTGCTGGCTTTCAGTCCTTTGCCCGCATGTACCGCCCATTTCCCTGTGTTGTTGCCACTGTTCGGGTTGTGGGTGTTGGCATCCACTAGGCTGATGTATTCGGTGTCTGATGCATCATTGATGAGCACTGCGCCTTTGGGATAGCCACCGATGGCATCGCAAAAGGCTTGGTCAAAGCGGTAGCGCCCGCCTTGGTTTTGCCAAACGGTGTGCGCGCTGATTTCGTGCAATATGCCGTTCATGTCTTTGCCGCTGGGCGGTTTGCCGCCGACTGAAATCGGGGTCATCGTGATGTTTGGGAAACCCTCGGCATAGGTGGCGGCCTCCTGCGCTAGAGAGCCGTTGCGGGTGACGGGGATACTGTTTTTCAGACCGTCCGCCGCCCAAGGTTTGGAGAGCAGTTTTGGCTGTGGCATGGTTTAAACTCCCATAAAAAAAGCACCCTCGCCGAAGGGTGCCAGGTTGGCTTCAATATAGCCGAAGGTTTTGTCTGCCTCCGGCTCGTAAAAATCCAGCAATACGCCGCTGGGGCGCGGCAATAAGTCACTTTGGCGGATAATGGCGCGTTCCACGGGCAGAAGGTAGAACTCAAACACATAACGCGCGGCCATCGTGCCGTTTTTCACAAAATACGCGCGCCCGCGTGTACCGAACATCTCACGCAGCAGGCGGTTGATGTGTGGGGCGGTGGCGTGAATGATGTTACTCATGGCTTTGAGCATAATCACGCGGCGGTAGGTGTCGTCGTCCAAACGGTAGCGTCGCTCCAGGCCTTCACCAGTGCTCCACACACCGCTGCCAAACGGAGTAAAGCCCTGCGCAAAGCCGATGTATTCGTCTTGCGCGCTAATCATGATTTCTCTCTCAATACCAACAATCGCCCCCCAAATATCCAACCCAAAACCTTGTGCGGTGGACACGTTCCACACGGTATCGTAAAACCGCTGTTTGTCTGTGCGCGGGTCTAGGCAGTCGTCAAACCGCCGTATCAGGCGGCAGATGACTGGGCTGTTGGCATATTGGCTGATTAAGGTTTCGCCCACGGTTATCATACGCTCACCACTTCGATATTTTCGGCGCGAACAACGGGCGTTTGGTCGATACCTACTGTTACGGAATTGCCCATACTACCTGCCGACAAACCGATTTCCACATCCAACACATGCACCTGCGGCACAGCTTTTACCACTGGAGCAACGTAGCCAATGGCATATAGATTTGCACCGATGCGCCCCTTGAAGGTGGCAATGACGGCTTGTTTGATGGCCGTTTCCGCACCAACAAATGCGCCGCGCTCAATTTTGATACGGAAATGCACCGGCAGTTCGTTCGGGCGCATAAAGGCTACCTGATAGGCAGGCTTCGGGTCGTTGTAGTTGTGGTCGTACACTGTGATTTCGGTGTTGCCATTGAAATCGCAGCCGCTGCCCGCGTAGCGTAATACAGCTTCAGCTACCGCCGTATCATCACCACCCACCGCTGCCACATAGATACTGTGCGGCTTGAGCGTGTAGTTGGTCGCGCCGGCCTGTACGCTTTGGCCTTTCGGGTTGTCAATGACGTACACATCACGCACACCGTCCAACGCAAACACGTTGGCATACACTGCCTGCGGCGTTCCGTGGGCATTGATGGCCACGCTGCGCCGCCTGCGTTCGGCAAATTCGGCGCGGCTCTCTTCCGCCCGTCCGGGAACGGCGGGGTGCGGGTTATCCACCCTATCCAGCCCCACCAAGGCTTGATAAATAATATTTACGCTGTGGGCGGGTGCTTCAATCTGCCCGGCAGCAATGAGCGTGCCGCTGACTTTCCCGCTGATGGGAATGCCGATTTCCTGCTGCAAAGCCCATTGGTTGCCTGCCTCATCCTGCACGATGAATCCCTGCGGAATCTGTGTGCCGGGCAGGCCGATAAACTCGCACACCACCACCGAATCGGTGGCTGGCTTGCGTTGCAAAAAGTAGATTTGCGCGATGGCATCCTGCATCACGCCTTCGGCATATTCTGGGTGGATTTGATTGACCAGTTCGGCAATCAGGTTGTTTTTGTCGGCAATCACGGCGGCTAGAGAAGAGGCAAGCTGCCCCTGCGGCGTTTCCAAATTCAGGTTCAGGCCGCCACCGAAGGCATCATTGAAATCGGCAAGCACGCCGTTCAGCACTTCGGTTTCAGTCGGAATCTGCAAGCCCTGCGGTGTGAAGCGCACTGGTGGAACATTACTGTTCATAGCATTACCTCATATTGTTTCTTGGCATCATCGGTAAATTTTAGGCTACCTGAAAGCACACGCCCGTCGCGCAATTCGGCGGCCACGTCTGCCGCCACCACGCCGGGGACGGACAAGGCAGCCTGTACCAACCGATGCCGGTACAGCGCGAACGACTGCTTTTTGCCCAGTGTTTCTTCAAAATAGGGGACACCCTTTTCTGTGTCGTAATACAGCTCCCCGACGAACAGGCGGGCGGCAGAGGCCACATCCTGCGCCTTGGCGTATGGATCTTTCGCCAGCGCAATATTGCCTGCCACATCCAAGGCCAAATCCCAACTTTGCGGGTCAAGATAGAGGGTGTTCATTGCGGTTCTCCCGTGTTGCCGCTGCCTGGCTGCACATCTCCATGGACGTGATGCAGTAGGCTGATGTCTTTGGCCTTCACATCGCCGTCGGCAGAAATCCCGCCACCGCCCGTGAATTGCGCCGTGGTTTGGGTGTTGGCTTGAAAAGTTTGCGAGGTGCTGCTCACGCCGTTTTGCGCCTTCAGTACGATATTCTTGCCTTCCATTTCGATGTCGCCGGGGGAGAACAACTTAATACCGCCTTTGAAGAACATGATGTACTGCTCTGGCGTACCGTTCAGGAAGCCGCCGAAATAGAGGCCGTCCGAATAATCGAAACGCCGCCTGCTCTGTGGGGCGGACGGCGCTTTGTTCTGTTTAACACTCGAAATGTCACGGCTGCAAAAGCCGCACATGCCAATGTCGCCCGGCTCGGGGTCGATAATCACGGCGTTGCCGCCGCCCTGTAATCGGAAATACGGCACGTTGTAAATGATGCCGTGCGGCGTAACCGTGCCGTCGCCGCTGATTTGGGCAACCAAGGGTTGTACGTCCACCAGCCCGACAGGGGCAAGCCCGCCCGCTTTGGTTTTAACCACGCGCACCAGTGTTACGGTTTGGATGCGTGAGACGATACCGGACACTATCGCGCCAATTTCGCCCGCGCCGCCTTGTGACTGTTCTGGCCGGTATTGCGCCCGGCTATGTTGCGACTTTGACATTCGTATCCTCCACATTGGCGGCTTTGATGTTGGCCAGCCACTTGCCGCCCGGCACTTGGCTTTCCAAGTCCAGCGACAGGCCGAACACACGCCATCTGCCGTTGCATTGCTCAATCAGGCTACCTGAAATTTCAATCAGTCCGCCGAAACGCAGGGCTTTGTCGTACAAGCATTGCAGCTTCACGCCTTGCAAGTCCGGTATCGGGTAGCCGATTAGGCCGGTGGCCGGGCTGACTATTGGCACATCAATCATGCGTGGCTGCCCCCTGGGGGTGATAGCAACTGTTTCGTTGTCGATGTACACATCTATATCGGCATTGGCGGCAATATGTCGGATTTTGTCCAGTTCGGTATTGTCCAAATACTGGTTGCTGATTTTTTTCTGCACGCCGTTGTTCTCAAAGCGCCTGCCCATGCGTTTGCAGATAGCTTCGATCGCCTGTGCCACATCGGTTTCGCCTTCGTGGCTGACCGCTTCGGCGGGCTTGAGTTGCCACAAAACGGCGGTATGGCTCTCGATAACCAAGCAAATATCCGGCGCGCCACCCATTTCGGGGTAGGCAAACGTGATGTTGCCTGTATAGACCACGCTCAGGTTGCCTTGTTCGCCGGCCTCCACCTGAACCAAATTCATCATCGACTGTTCGGTGTTCCATTTCACCCGCAACAGCTTCATGATACTGTCCAGCTTCAGGCCGTATACCTTGATTCGGGCAGAGGGCATAACTGCACCGTTGCCATAATTGATTTGGCAGGAAGTGCGCAAACCCTCGACAACCAGCGTATCGTTGCCTTTTGCGTCCCACACGTCTTTTTCCTGCCCCAGCTTGATGCTGACGCGCAGGATTTTTTCTTTAATGCCCATTGCGGTACACCAAAATAAAGCGGCTGCCCAGTTCCTGCCATTGCGGGTCTAGGCTGCCTGCGGTATCGACTAAATAAAGCTCGCCGCGAAAGCCGCGATAAGCCTCGCCAACCAGCGGCATACCGTGCAGGCATACCCGTTCGCGTATCAGCACGCGCCCGGCTGCCGACACGGTGGCATACAGCCTGCCCAATCGCGGCAGCAGCGATATGGTTACTTCCTGAGAGCCCAATGTGGCACTCACTTTCTGCACCGGGACAGGTTTAAGGGGGATTTGGTAAATCATTTCAACCCGAACCCCTTTCTGAACGTATCGGTTATTTTCCCGAACCCATCACTGGCCGCTCCGTACAGTTTTGAAGCTATGGATTCGTTGTTTTGTATCGGCTTGGGCTGCACCTTGCCTCCGTCTGCCTGTGCCTGTGCGCCGTCCGGCTTAGTTTTGGTGTATTTCACTTCCACCTGCCGTACTTCGGCCAAATGGATATTAACCTTCAACAGCCGCGCCCCGTCTGAAGCTTCGCGGGCGTAGTCGTAGCCGGTAATCGCCATGTTCGGGTACACCGCTTCCGGCGTGATAACTAAGAACAAATCAGTGCTGTTGGCCAGCGTATCCAACAAACCGAGAAATGCGCCGCGCTCGAACACTCCGCCGCTGCCCTTGCTCATCTGCACCGTTACCGTGAACGGAACGCCAACTTTGTTGTAGCTGGCGAACGAACCGCGTTCAATAGGCGCATTGGACACTTTGGAAGTGTTTTGATGCTTAACTGACATTACGTTGTCTGACAACAGCAGCGGAATGCCGTTTTGTCCGAAAATGCCCCAATAGTTGCCAAAGATGGCCTGAATTAAAGCGGCGCCGCCGAACTTAATCAGCGCGCCGCCTGCGTTTCTCGGCAACTTGGGAACATTTGGAATGCCGATTGAGTTCCAAGCCATAACAAACCTTTCTCACACCATCGCCGGCATAATCTGTACCAGCCTGTTACGGGCGGCGGCAGAGGCATCCGCCATTGTGCCGTCTATGGTACTGGCTGAAGACTGCACATGGATGCCGCCGTTGATGGCGAACTGCATGTTGCTGTTGTTGGTAATCTGCTGTGCCTGCTGGCGGGCGACAGCCCCTTGTTGCAGGGATTGTGTGCCACGGGCGGCACCGGCGGCAACGGCTTGCCCGCCTACGGGTCGGCTGTTCAGGTCAGACAATACTGCGGCGGCCTCATCCAGCCGCCTTCTTCTGTTCACGCCCCGGTTGTCGCCTTGGCGGGAAGCAATTGCTTGGGAAATGGCATTGATGTTGCCACTGCGAGCGGCGTTTACCAAAGACGGCAATTTATCCAAGCTGCCGTAATTGTAGGCAACCGAAGTAATGGCGGCCTGTGTTTTGGCCGGCAGGCGGTCAAATTCCGCCGCACCGATTTTCTGACGTGCTGCATTTCTGAAAAGTTGCGCCCTGCGTGCCAAATCGCGCTCCGCATCCTCGCGGGTAACAGTATCGCCCTGTCTCACTCTGCGAACATTGCCGTTGCGGTCGGTGATGGTATCCGTGCCATAGCCTAAGCGGTAAGCGTTTACGTCCCAATAGGTGCGGCTGGAGAAACCTTCATGCTTCCTAATCATGGCGAGCGTTTCTGCCATTGCGGAGTTTTGCCGTGAACCGCCGCCCAACCACGGCTGCGAGCTGTAGCTGGCAGGATGGATGTTATCCCTGCCTGCTTGGAAGCCGCCTTGGAAAGTGGCATGTTCCTCGCGGGCGATTTGCCCCAGCAGGGCGTTCATTTTCGCGCCGGTTTGGCCGTTTCGATTGTAGGTGTTGGATACCCCAAGCAGCCGCACGTTCGCCCCTCTGGCATGCAATGCGCGGATTTGAGCACGGATGCTGTCGGCGTCGTTCGGGTTGTTGCTCATACCGGATGACAGAATCACGGTTTGGCCTTGCAGGTTGCCGGAATAGCCGTTGATGAAGCCTAATACCTGCTGCGGATTAGCACCCACTCTGGTTGACCCTGTACCGTTTACCGCGCTGCGGTAGCCGTGAGCGATACTGTCGCCGAAGTAAATCGTACCGCCAGGGGAAAACATCTGTTTGGCGACACGCTCCCCTGAACCAAGGCTTCTTGCTGCCGCCTGAGCCGAGCCGGGCGCGCCGGGGGCGCGGCCTGTTACATAGTCAAGCGCACCAGCCGCTCGCTCTACACCGAAGCTAACGGTGTCAGTTATGACTTTGCCGGCCTCCCTCAGCACCCGCCCGGCGGCATTCTTGGCGCTTTCCCAGTCGCCTCTCATGATGCTAGCGAAGAGGTCGCCCAGCGCCTCGAAATAGGGCATTAAATAAGTTTTGATTTCCAAATACAAATTATGAAAACCGGTAGCGAGGCTTTTTACTGATACCCCGTTTTCGTCAATAAACCCTTTCAACCTCAGCCAATCGAACAAACCTTTCCCAGCTTCTGCCCAGCTTGTGTAGCCGGTGAGTAGGTAGGTAAAACCTTTAGTAAGGCTGTCCACTGATACCTTGGAGGTTCTGATGTAGCCGGTAAACGCGCCCCAGTTGAACAGGCTCTTTCCGCCCTCCGCCCAAGTTTTGTAGTCGTCATAGAGCAGCACAAACGCGGCACCCAAAGCAGCCACAGCGGTAGCAGCCAGTGCGAACGGAGCAATAAAGGCATACAGCGCCGTTACTGCCGACCACAATACCGGAATCAGTACCATGCCCAATACAAAAGCCAAGCCCTCAAAAACGTGCTTCATGGTATTTTCGTTGCGCATCAGGTAGTCGGCAAAGCTGCTGACCAGCTTCACCAGCCGCAGCAAATGCGGGGCAAGCGCATTGGCAATCATGTTTTTCAGCGCATCCCATTGCTGGTTGAGATAGGCGCGGGAGCGGGTCAGTTCGCGGCTGACGGCAATTTCTTTCTCGCCGGAGCGGTAGAGCCGGTCTTGCAAGGCCAGCATCTTTTCCATTTCGGCACGTCCGAGCAGCAGGGTGTTGATGGTGCCGTCGTCCAAACCCATGCTTTTAGCCAGATTGTAGGCCTGCACCCTGTCCATCTTGGAAAAGCGGTCGGCCAAATCCAGCATGATGCTGTCGAGGTTGCGCGCTTTGCCGTCGGCATTAAGCAAGGCGACACCAAAGGCATTGAAGAACGGCACCATGGAGGTGTCGCCCATGGTAGTGAGGCGGGTGATGCTCATGCTCAGCCCGGCCAAGCTGCCTTTCATTGCATCAGCCTGACCGCCCGCCATTTCGGCCATACCGCCCCATGCTTGGAGCTGGTTACGGCTCATGCCGATATTGCGCGAGAGGTTGTCTAGCTGTATGTTGGCTTCGGTGGTTTCCCGAATCAGCTTATCCAGCGCGTTTGAGCCAGTAACGAGGGCAAAGAGAGCGGCAGCGCCTTTTGCCACCTTTCCTAGTGCCTCTGTCAGGTTTTTGGCCTGCTTGACGTTCTGTTTAACCTTTTCGGCGTGTTTGTCCAGCCCTTTGCCGGATTTGCCGGTTTTTGCTTCCGCCTTCTCGAACGCCTCGGTCATGTCATCCAGTTTGGAGACCGCCTGCTTGGCTTCCCGACTGAATTTGGACGAATCAATGCCCAACTCCATGAACAGGGTATCAATTACTGTTGCCATAGCTATTCCTAAAAAAGCTACCTGATTTCAGGTAGCCTGTTGTGCCTTGTTGAAGGCATCGGTATTGACGATTTCGAGCAGGTTAAAGGCGTCTTCCAGACCATACACGGTTTGCAACTCGTGCAGGGTACAGATGCGGGAAGAAACAAGGGCGCCGATGGTTTGGGTCAGGTTCAGGTAGCCTTGCTGCCCTCCGCTTCTTCCCCGCCCGATACCGAGGTCAGGCCAAAGGCGTGTTGCAAAAAATCGGTATGCAATGCGAACACCTCCTTCCGCAAACGCCACAGAGTCGTGAAGTCTTCCACGTCGTTGAAATCCATATTCAGCGGGCGCGGCTGGCCGCCTTCGGGGATGATTTGCACGCAGTCCAAAAGCTCGTTCAAGAGCGGGATGGCGTCTTCCGGCTTGACTTTGCCCAATGCCCCCAGCGTTGCCCCAACCATCCCCACCATGCCCTGTTGGGGGTTGATATTGCCCAAGTCCACGCCACTGTTGGCCAAAGCCAAAAGGGCGCGCATCGCCCAGTTGTCGGCGTGGGCGGCGCTCATTTCGGTAATCAGGAACACGCGGCCTTTATCCCGCCCGTTCTCAATGGTGATTTGCCGGGTTTTCAGAGCCATCTTAAATCTCCTCTGGTTTCACCACGATGCGGAAGCTGTAGGTTACGGCTTCCAGCGTTTTCTTAGCCGTGGTACCACCGGGGATTTCCACCAAGAAGCCGGTGGCGGTGTAGCGGCGCTTCACTGATGAAATCTCTACCGAAAACTCCACCATGAACGTTTCCTGCCGTTGCAGGATGGCATTAGTGAGCTGGTCGAGGTAGTCGCGCGATTTGCTGGTAGGGGCAAGCTGGATGTTGAAGTCCACTTCGTGCGGGGTAAAGCCGCCGGATTGCTGGCCGTCTACGCCCATCATGGTTTCGCCGATTTTGCCTTGGCCAAAGTCGAAGGCGTTGTCGGCGGCGTAGCCTTCAATCTGTACGAAGTTGTCGTTAAAGCCCTTCACGCGCATCAGCAAAATGCTGTTGGCGGCGGTTAGGGTGCGGTCTGATACGGTTTGCATCTTTGGGTTCTCCAATAAAAAAGCCCGCAGATGCGGGCGTGGGAAAGGCTGCTTTATTAGGCAGCCCAAAAGCTAATGATGGTCTTCAATAACCAAGTGGCCGGTAATAACCACAAACACAATCGCGTCACTTGGCTTTCTGGTTGCTCCTGTCTCAAATGGAACAGATCGTAGGCCATCCATCCCCACAACAGCAGTAATATAGACACAATCCACCATACCTGAAGCATACCCTGCCAGTCGCCGGCAGACCATCCGAACAGGATAACGGCAGTGGCAGGAATATGGTAGGTATACAGGCGAACCTTGCGTGAATCAATATACTGTGCAAACGGCGATAGAATAGTTAGGATGACGTCCCACATTGAAACTCCTCCATTTGCATTAAAGACCCCGTAATGCAAACTCCAGATTGGTGCGGTTGTTACGGGCGGTATTAACGATACAAACGCGGTAAATCCGATGGCCACGAATAGTATCCAGCCATTTTTTAACATTAAGTACGGCGCCTTTTCCGAAAGCTGTAATAAATTGTTTAGCCGTCAAAATAGGCCCACCGTAAAAAATGGAAAATACCGCATGTGCTGCCATGAATTTTCGTGAGCATTCGCGGATTTGCAACATCATCTGGTCACAAACCTCTGCCACAGCCGGGGTAATATCACTTTCTCGAACATGAAGTGAATGGCTATACACTTGTTCAATAAACTCTACATAAACCTGTTTTTCCTCAATAGTTAAAGACATTATAAGCCTCCTTATATCAAAATTAAATGCCTTGTGGCACAAAAATCTGCCTGATTGCAGGAATAAATCAGGCTACCTGAAAATAGTTTCAGGTAGCCTGAATGTGGTTTGCCCGTTACTGGACGTTAATAGAGCCGAGGTTGATGTTGTGCACACTGCCGCCGTCGGTGTACCACAGCTTCATCGGCATAGACTGGCGGTTGCCGCGTGTCTGCGCCGAAGCGTTCTGAATCAGCAGGAAGTAGCCGGTACTTTCAATCTTCGCTGCGGCATCTACATGCGCTTCGTTGTTGATGAGGGCGCGTTGCTGTTCGCTCAACGGTACGCCGGGCTGGATGCTGCCAAAGTTTAAGGCCTCGTTAATCGGGTCTTGGCAGGCAGCACGTTGCAGGGCGATACCGACGGCGTTGTACGGCACGGCCTTGGCCGAGGTAAGCAAGGTCATCAGGGCAAGCTGCAACTGGCTGTTGAGGCGGATTTGGTTCGCATAGGCATCAATCCATTTCCACTTGCCGGGCATCTGGCCGGGATAAAGGAAAGTGAAGCGGTCGTTGGCGGTTGCCCATGCGCCGTAATAGTTGTAGCCGTTTTCTTTCAAGTTGTCGGCATCGGTGGCGTTGTCTACGTCCACGCTCAAGCCAGACTGGTTCTTAAAGGCTAGGGTGATGCGGCCTTGTGTTTCGGTGAAGTCGATGGAGGCAATCGCGCCACACAGGAAGGCAGCCTTGTCCAGCCCGCCGTAAATCGGGGCTGTTCCATCGTAGGCAGCGGCTTTCAGTTGCGCGCTGAGACAGGTTGTATTGCCAGTTTGCAACGCGGCGGCTTCTTTACCCCAGGCGGCGTAGAGGAAGCGGTTGTTCTGCGCGTTGCTCCATTTGGCCAAGGCCAGCTTGTCGGCCAGTTCAGGCTCAAACACGGTGGTGAAGGTGGCAAAATTCAAAGTGGATTGAACTACACCCTCCATCACGGTTTCCGCACTATCGCCATCGTTGCCTTTGGAAATCACCGCGCCTTTGGCTTTGGTCAGATTCAGGGCTTCAGCCAGTGTGCCGGTGGCAAAACCGATTTCGGAAGCCTTGCCTTGGGTGGCGGACACGATTTCAAACGCCTGTAACTGCTCGTCAAACTGCACGGTGGCACTGATAGCAGTACCGATTTTGGCAGCGGCATCACTGAAACTGGTGGCAGCGGCCAAACTGATGTTGTCACCGGTTTTGTCGCTGCCGTCGATGTTTACCTTCAGGTTGCCTGAAAGTTTCTTCAATGCGGCAAGGCTCATGCTTTTTACACTTGCACCGCGCAGATAGGCAGCCTCTTTCCCTACGTTGTAGGGGTAGAAATACAGCGTGCCGGGCTTGATGTGCGAGTTGTCGAAGCCTTTAAAGTACACTTGCGCGGCTTTAAACTCTTCACTGGCCAAGCCGAAAAACTCGCCGACTGCCGAAGCATCGGGGAAGGCGGTGTGTCTGCCGGTGGGCAGGTTTTCGTTTTTGCTCAAAAAGACGGCATTCATCGACAGGGGAGATCCGCCCGAACTAAGTACGGCGGGGTTCACACTGACGATTTTTGACGCGGGAATAGATTGGAACATGGATATATCCTTTACGGTTGAGTCAGGGTTAAATCAAAGGCATTTACAAACTTCCGTTGATGTTCGGTCTGCGGCGCGTAGGCCAGATGCACGGTAGTCATCCAGCGCTCTTCGTATTCGCTCTCTTCATTGGTAAGCGGCATGAAGCGGGCGGTGTCGGCATACAGCGGCTGGCAGGATTTCAGCCGTTCGCAGGCATAGAAATCGCGCCAAAGCAAAACGGTTTTCTGCGCCATCTGCCCCGCTTGTGTGCCATAGAAATCAAGCTGCATCTGTATTTCCGACTGGCGCGAGACGGCGGCGGTTTCATCCGCCACGGCGTAGGCATGTTCATTCGTGGCGGCGGCGGTTTCGTTTAGGATGTTCATCACCACGAACGGCGGCTTGGGCAACGGCACGTTGTTGCTGTAGCCGCGCACTACTTCGCATGAGAAAAGCCCGAGCAGCATTGCCCGGACTTCGGTGTAAATATCGTCTAATGTTGCCGCCATAACAGCACCTTGCACCAATCCGGCCAGCTTTCCACCACCTGTTTCACCAGCCATTCCGTCGTTTCTGTTTCGCCATAGGCCGCGAACACCAATTTATCCGCCCCTTTGGCATTTTGCCGCCTCAGTCCGTGGAACTGGCCGGTTACATAGGCATAAATCAACGTTCCTTGCTGCGCCAAGCCTTCAAACAAGGCCAAATCCTGCGTGCTGAGGGTTTGGGTCTGCACGGTTACAGGATGCTCGCTGTAGCCTGATTTGCGTTTCCCTGTGGCATCGGTGGTGTAGCCGCCGTTGAGTTTCAATATGGCGGGCAGGTTCGGATTGACCGACACTGTGGCGGCGTTAGCGATGGCTCTCAGGTTCATTCGTCCGTTACCTCGTATTTGATTGAATCGCGCATGGTTGTCGACCATTGCAGCGGCTTATCGTGGTTGCTGACAACGGTCTTGCCTTGTTGCACATCCCGAACGGCTTTGTAATACGCTGTGGCGGTTACGCGCGCAGGGCTGGTTGGGAAACGATATTTCAGCAGTTTGGTTACTTCGGAGTTGGGCGCAAAATTACCGTTAGTAATGGTTTCTTTTATATCCCCAACCGCAATTTCACCCAACTCCGAAAGAGACTGCCGCACATCGCCGCCGTTGGCCTGCATGAACTTTCCAGCCAGTCTTGCCCACTCTGTTTTTCTTTCTGCAATAGTATTGCGGAAGAAAGGCCGCGCGGGGGTTCTTGCCGTGCCGTATTCATTCCAGAAGGCCACTTGCGCCACGCTTTCGCCGTCCGAGCCGTCGTAGGTTGCCTGCTCGATGATTCCGACGCGCACCTTGGCCGTTTTTGTCTGCGCAACCATTTCGGCCAGTACGCGCCGGAATTTATCGCCGCCGCGCATGGCAACCTCCCAATACATAGCGGAAGCGGCGGTATTTGGCGGTAAGCTGCCAGTAGGTCGCGCCATAGGGCGTTTGCAGATACCAGGCGGCATTGCTGCCCACCGCGCCCATATCCGCGCTCACGGAGACGCTGCCTTCGGTGGCCGAAGCAATGCGCCCCACCAAGCCGCCCTGCGCGGCACGTTCAGCCAAGGCGGCGAAGTGGCGAACCAGCAGGAACAGCAGCATTTCGCGCTCTTCCAGCTTTTTCACAATGCTATGGTCGGTGTTGTCCAGCAGGCTTTCGGCCTGCGTGAACCACATAGCGAACTGGGCATCGCTTGCCTGCACTTCGGGATAGGCCGCCTGAAAACGCGCTTTGTCAAAGACGACGGCGGGCATGGTTACTCATCCTTGGCAGTGCTTACGCCGTTGGCCTTGTCGTCAGGGTTGATGGCTTCCAGCTTGGTTTCGTTGTCGGCCTTTTCCCTGGCTTCGGCTTTGGTGTTTTTTGCCTCTTCGTGAGCGAATACGAAGCCGTTTTTCACCATGTCACGGTCTTGGTGCGCTTCCAGCCAAGCATTGAAGAAATCGGCATCCACATCGTAAGTGATGCCGTGGCCGCCGATGATGTTTGAAGCGTTCGCGCCATTTAGTTCTACTGACTGACCGCCAACTTCGATAATCAGCCCGTTGGGCAGCTTGCAGCCAACGGTTACGGTTTTTTGTTTTGCCATTTGATTTTCCTTTGAAGTGAGAAAAGGCTACCTATTTTCAGGTAGCCTTGTTTTGCAGGCAGTTTAGCTCACGGTCATGGAAGCAATGCAGAACGGGCGGTAGATAATTGCGCCCCATGTGCCCTGCGATTTCTTCTGCTTGATGCTGGAGGCTTCCAAAACCATGTTGTGCGCACGCAATTTTTCGGTGAAACCGCATTCCAACGTGCGTTGGCCGTCCAACTCTTCCACGATCAACTGCACCATCTCGCCTGATGCGGCGGAATATTCCGGCACGGTCTCGATGCGCAGATTGGGGAAGTTCTTTTTCAGTTGGTCGGTAACGTTTACGTTGTACTGGTTGGTTTTGGTCAGCTCCACGCTGGCGGTGGGGCTGCACACCAGTAAGAGCGGTGTGTTCATATCAATCAGCCCGCCGGTTTGCTGCAACAGTTTTTGGAACAGCTTGCGGATGGATTCGTATACCTGCTCGCCGGTGGCGGTTGCCCATGCTTGCGCGGCAGCGGTAGCGGCCGGCAGGCTCGGGTCGTTGAGGATGCCGTAGTTCTGCAAACCTTTGATACCAAACAAATAGGATTTGTTCTGGAAGCGGTTGAGCGCGTTTACACTGGCCTGATTGACACGGTTCACATAGTCAATCTTGGCTTCGCCGGCGCGCGCTACTTCGCGTTCGCCCCAGCGGGTGAACACTTGGTAGTGGTAGCTTTGGCGTTGCGGGAAATTGACGTTGGCACCGCTTACGCCGTTGTTGTTGTAGTCGCCGTAGCTGGAGACTTCGCCGGTGGGCTCTACCAGCATGAACATAGCGGTTTCGGTCGTCCAGTCGCCCTTTTTCACTTCGCCGAAGATTTCGGCGGCCTTCATCGGCTGCAGGGCGACTTCAATCAGCTTCGGGTCTACATAGGTCAGCATCCATGCGGGGATGCCGCTGTTGCCGGTAGTGGTTAGCGCAGGCTGTGCGTCCATTGCCAAAGCTGCCTGAACCTGTTCGTTCATCAGCTTCTTGCCGCCGCCCATAAAGACGATGCCGGCATCGCGTTCTAATTGCTGTAAGGTATTCATTCAATTACTCCCATGTGGTGATTTTGGCCAGTTCGCCCGCTGCGGCTTTGGAAGCTACCTTGAAGTGGGTAAGGGTGTGGCCTGTTTCGGTGTCGGCGGCTGATGCTTTCAGGCTGCCATCGGTGTCTTTGGCAAACACGTTCTGCCCGATATCGGCACCGGCAGGGAAATACGCCCAGAAGTCGCCTGCTACAGCCAGCGTGATGATTTGGCCGGGCAGGATTTGATTACCGTGTTCCGCCAGATAGGCAGTGATGCTGGCTTGCTGTTCGCGGTGGACAAAGCCGATACGCGCGCCGGCGGTTTTCTTGTTGGACACTTTGCCGTCGGCATCCGCCCAAGCAAACACGCCAACGGTTACGCCGTCCGTGCCGCTAACGAGGGTGCCTTCACCCGCCAGCATGGAAGCGTTCGGGTTGTGGGCAGCAAAATCCCCCGCAACGGCGGGGGCTTGGTAAGATTTAACTGCTTTTTGGAATGACATGGTTTAAGCCTTTCTGATTCGTGATAAACCGGGGAACTGTTCGGCGGTTTTGGCCGCATCCTGTGCAATCGGCTGTTTGGGCTTGCCCAACATGCCGACCATGGCGCGGTAGGCAGAAGGATGTACGCCAGTTACATCAACACCGCTCTGCTCAAGCGCGAACTTGTACACGTCCGCAGCGTTATCCATCGCTACATCGCCGACAATGGGCGCCACTTCGCGCTGTGCCGTAGCCAAGGCTTGCGAACGTTGGCGCTCGGCTTCCACAGCACGCTTGATGGCCGCATCCATTGCCACTTTGGAAATGGCACGGTCTTGCGCGGGCTTGGGCGCACCACCTTCGGGAGCTTCCGGTTCTTCGTCTTCGGCAGATTCTTCCGGCTCGGCGGGGGCGGGGTTGTTTTCGCCTTCCTCCGGTTCGTCTTCGTCCGTGCCGACATTCTCGACATTTTCGGGCGGCAACTCTTCGCCGTCGTCCTCAGCCGTCTGTACTTCGTTGGTGAGTGATCCGATAACCTGTAACAGCTCATCCGGGCTCAACTCGGCATCCTGCGCCAACAGGGGCTGTACGGCTGCCTGAATACGCGCTTTCGCGCCTGCTTTCAGTTTCATAGTTTTCCTTTCGTGAAATGGGTCTGCATCGCTTACTACAATATCACGCCCCGCCCGACCCACATCGACAAGGGCTACATGGTTTCCGACAATATCGCGCATCACGCCGTCGTAATGCCTGCCTTCAAACTCTCCGGCAGTCATATCGGCGGTGTAGTGGTACGCGCTGGAAAGCTCCATCTGCTCGCCGCTCTCAATCCCCGCAATCGCCTCCGCATCCCACACGGCCAGCGAACATTTCAGGTAGCCTTCCTCAAACACGGTATCGCTGCCGGTTGTGCCGGCAATCACTTCTTTCTGTGGCTCATCGGCAGAAACGGGAATATGCTTGCTTAATAGTGGCAGGTTGTTGAAGGATAGCGCAGCTTTTTCCAACTCTTCCGGGTCGCGCAGCAGGTAGTAAACCTTTTTTGGCTCCAAACCTAGTTGTTGATAGTTTGGGATTTCGCTGCCGTAGTAGGGGTTTACCGTGGCCTTGCTGATGTTGGAACTGGCAACGTGCAGCCTGCCATCTTGGTCGTAGGAGCGCAGGGATCGGTCTTGGGCGAGTATGATTTTGTCTGTCATGAGTTGAATCCTTTAATCACGCTGCGGCTGGTGCAGCGGCAGTTCGGCTCTGTCCCCGGCTGTACCCATTTGCCGTCCAGATACATGCCTTTGCTCACGTCGAAGCGTTTCCCGTTGGCGGCAACATGGCTCGGGCGCGGCTCTTTGCCTGCGTGGGAGTGCATCCATATCGCCTCTGTTATACCTAGCTCCTGCCGACGTGCCTTTTCGATGGCAGCCTTGGCTTTGTTGGTTTGGTCTCGCGCGATAAAGGCGGCGCGGCGTTCACTGATGCCGTAGTCCTTTCGCAGTTCGCGGGTCAGTTGCGCCATGTCGTAGCCTGCATTCACGCTGCGCCACACGCTCTCTTCTACGCGGTTCAGGTATTGCTGGCCGATGGAGCGGATAAGTGAGACGTTACCGCCCAATACAGCCTGTAAAGCAGTTTGTTGCTGCACCGTGGAACGGAAACGGACGGCAAACCCCGTATCACGCAATGCTGTCTGAAAAGCTCTCTCAGTGTGGCCTGCACTTTGATTGGTGAATATTTCCGCTATTTGCGGGGCGAGCTTGTCCAGCCGTGCCAGCCAATAACGCAACAGGGCAGACAAAGCAGCCTGCAAGCCGTCGGTCAGGCTGTCTTGGGCAATGCCTTTTGGGTAGTGCCGTTCAAGCAAACCCTGCACGTCGGCGCGCATTTCACGCAGCAGCTTTTTCAGGCTTTTGCGGTAGGCGGCTTCTACGCCCAGGTTGGGCTGTATCGGCTTCAGGATGATGTCTTTATCGGACGGGGTGGACAGTTTCATGGCTTGCTTTCGGCGGTTGGTTGGCATACAATGGAATCAAGCGGTATCACTAATCAACTAAGAGGTCGGTCGCATATGAACGCGCGAAGGTGCTGGTTGGTTATGATGCTGCTCTCCAAGGCAACGGCGGTTCAATAACCCAGTCTTAGCAACTGGCGATATACCGTAGATTAAACGTTGCCTTTTTCATTTGTCTGCCCAAAATCCGTGGTCGTAATAACGTCTGCCGTCTGTTTGGTGTTTCACCGTAATCAGCATCCGCTTTACTTCCCCTTCAATCGCCACATCTACCGAATATTTCTCAACTTCGAGAACATTACTGTCTGCAATTCTTGGCTTCTCTGCGTGAAGGAAATGTGCAGCCTGCAACATATCCGGAATAATCGGGATGGTTTTAATCAGTCCGTCGTTTCCGTGTGCGATGGTGTGCTTCACCCCACTCATGGAAACCATGATTTCATGTCCGGTTTCTCGGTTTTTAAAAGTCTTCCCGACAAACCGTCGTGCAAACGCCCGAGCTTTCTCGCGCAGCTCCTTCATACTTGACCACAAGCCCAGCTCGTTACCCTTGATTTCAGGGATTCCGGCTTGGGTTTGGCCATCCTGTTTTTCAGGCAGCCCGCTTCCCTCCCCGAACTGCCCGTTCTCCGCCCTCGGATGCTTGGATTCGTCCCATTGGGCATCTTGGGCAGGCTTAGGCTTTGGGTCGGTGGATTCTCCGACATCTTCCTCCACGCCGTCATTCAGCCCGTCTGAAAAGCCGTCATCGGGCATTTCAGGCACATCTTCTACGTCGATGCCGTTGTAGCCGCTGTCCGGCTCACTCGCCAGCCGCCCGCGTACTTCCTCTGCCGACACTACCCCAGCCTGAATGTAGGCCACGTCGCGGTCGGTATCGGATTTGCGGATGGTGGAAAGCTCGGTTTCGCTCATCTGCTGCAAAGGCACGAAGTCAAATGTGATGTTGTCGTTCACTTTGCCGAACAGGTGCAGTTGCACCAGTTTTAGCAGCTTGTCCAACGGGTCGCGCAGAAGGTTTTCCTGCATGGCGCGGATGTGGTCGTAGTAAACAGCAATCTCGCCCTCTGTGCTGGCATTCAGGCCGCTGGGGGTGATACCGAGCAACTTCACCAATGGAGTATGGCTAGGGGCGGCCATTTGCTCCTGCGATTGGGCAAGCAGCGTATCCAAGCCGGATAGTGGGGTGTTGAACTGGAAGAACTCTTCTTCCTCCTTGCTCAACAGCATCAGGCCGCGGTTGTCGCGCAAACGGTTGTACAGTTCGGCACGCAGCATGATGTTGGTGTCGCCGTCGTCGCTGCCGTTCAGTACCGCGCTCATGTCGGTTTTGATGCCAGACAAAGAGAAGCTGTGTAGCAGGTCACTGACAGAGTCCACGGTGCGCAGCCAGCGTTCCACATAAGGCATCATGAGTTGGGTCATACTCACACCGCCGAAGTTGTAGGCGGGCTTGAGCATATCCGGCACGGGGCGGGAAATCAGGGTGAACAGTCGGCTGGCGTGGATTTCCTGCGCCATTACATACCATGCTTTCGGTTTGTAGAAATCGGGCAGGGTAGGGTCGATGGCGTTGTAGGGCGCAGGGGTCGTCCACATCGGCTCGATGTTCACCAAGGCTTTTAGGCTGCTTTTGGCGATGGTTTTCTCGGTTAGGAGCAGCGGGTTGGCTAATTTGCCGTCGTGGTCTTTGATTTGCACCAGTATCTGCCCACGCCCAAACAGGCCGTCTGTTTCGATGGCCTTGCGGAACACATCGCGCACGTTCAGCCGTTCGTAGCATTCCTCAATCTGCTTGATGGCCTCGCTGTTGTCTTCCTCTCCTACGGATTTGATTTCTATCCATTGGCGGGTCATTTCGTTGGCGGTGGTTTCACTTACGCTGCGGTATTCAGAAATCTGCGCCAATTCGGCCAGCTTGGGATAGCCGATAAAGCCGGTGCCGAAAAAGCAATCAGCCCCAAAGTTTCCTAAGGGGCTGCTGTCCATGGCCATGCCGTTTGGCTTTACGCCGTCAGGCAGAGTAGGGAAATCCAAGCTGTATGATGCGGGCTGTTTTTCAGGTAGCCTTTGCAACGCGCGGCGCATGGCCTTGGCGTTTGGCTTATTCTTTTTCTTGCTCATAGTCCGCTCAATATCTTGGGGTTTATGTTCAGCCCGCCCTGCACAGGGGCAAAGGCCATTACTAGCGCATCCGCCCGGTTCGGGCTGGGGATGCCGCGCTTTTTCATGTCTTTCTTGCTCTCAGCCTTCACTCGCCCGTTTTGGTCGTAATCCACGCGTGGGCGGCTCAGTTCGGCGGTGAGGTATTCTAAATCATGCAGGCTGCTTGATAGGCTGATAAGCTGGTCTTCTGGGTAGCTGTCGCCATGGTGCACAGCTCGCCACGTCTTGTAGAAGCGGTCACGCACTATCCACCATGCCTGTGCCTTGATGTTGGCAAACATGTCACGGTTTCTCTTATCATCAGTGTATTTCGCATCGGGCTTGTACACCGCCCCACCCGCGTTGAAGCCAAGCGTTTGCACCTTGCCGTTCTTGCGCCGGAACTGCGCCTTCACACCAGCACCCACGCCGATGTTGTCATACACAATGCGGTCGATATGTTGCTCTTGGGCGTACAGGTAAACCTTGTCGGCGGAATAAATTACATCCTGCCCGCGCCATTGCTGCATATCGGTTACGACTGATCCGTGCCGCAATACGGTGGCGTTGGCATCATCGCCTTCATCAGCCACGTCAAAACCGAGGATGCGCCGGCCTGCGGCGGAGAAGCCCAGTTTTTCATGTGCATCAATAGCGGCTTCAATCCAACTTGGCTTGATAATCGCCAGTTCGCTGTCTGCCACCGGCTCGCCCAGCCAAATATGGCGGTATAGGTCTTCGTCCCGCTCTTTGCATTCGAGCATATCAGCCAATAGCGGCGTATCTTCAAAATGCGGGTTAATGTCGTAGTTAGCCTTTAAGACGATGCTGTCTTTCGGCGGGTGGATGATGAACCGCTGATAGGTGTCGTCCAGAATGTTCTTCGGGTTGAAGCTCACCCAGATTTCCGCGTTCTTGTCGCCACGGATGGACGGTATCAGCACATCCCAAGAGTTCTTCGTTACTGCTTCGGCCTCTTCCACCCAGCACACGCCTATGCCCTGAATCGATTTGATTTTGGTAACGTTGTTCTTGATGCCGTAAAACACGAACTTTGCACCCGTGCCTTTGTGGGTGATGGCTGATTTCAGAATATCAAACTCATCCGTGTAGCCCAAGCGGTCAATGGTCTCAATCAGGAGTTGGTACACCGAGTCGTCCAGCGAACCTTGAAACTCACGGGCACACAGGATTACTGTACTGATACGGCGCGACACTTCCACCGCCAATTCCGCCAGGAAATATGATTTCCCGCTACCGCGCCCACCGTACAGCACCTTGTAACGTGCCTTACGGATAAGCGGCTTGAAATACGGATTGGCCATAGGGCTACCTGAAAATGTCTTCCAGTGGGCGGGTCTCTACCTTCACGCGCATATCGGCATCCAGTTCCAGCTTCTCGCCATACTTCTTCGGCGCAAGCTTGGCGGCTTTCCACTTGCGAGCGTCGATTCGTAGTTTGGCTTTCGCCACTTCGCCAGTTTCGGGTGCGACAGAATCGGCAATATCGATAATCTCGTCAGCAAAACCGTCTGCCTGTTCTTCGCGCGCACGCGCGTATTGCTCCTGAAAATCTTGGTGTTCCGTCAGCCAGCGGTGCACTGTGCCTCCCGCTGGCATATCCGCAGATGCACAAATCGCCCGCAAGCTCATGCCCCGGGCGATTAGTTCGCAGATCTTATCTGCCGTTTCCTGACTGTATGTTGTTGGTCGCCCGACTGGGCGTTCTGCTTTTGCCATATCGAGCTGCCTGAAAATAATAAAGGCTGCCCGCAGACAGCCAAAAATAAAAGAGAAAATCGCCAATTCGCAACTTTCTTCGAAATATAGCAGTTTTATACCAAAAGTGTTTCATATTGTCAAGTGCAACACAAAAGCAGCCCGAAGGCTGCTTGAGGCATACTGTTCTAATCAATTTTTAGCTTGGGTTTGGAGTGATGTATTCCCCTTCCCACAGGGGCATTCCCGCATCCAAGGTGGTAAGGTTTAATTCCATCTGAAGATGAATACCTACCGCAATTTGCGAATATTCATGTAATTTCGCCACTAGCGCGGGGTTTCTGCCTAATGCTTGTTCCGGGGTTTGCCCGTCTACGCCTTCTAAGCGAAAAAACACCATATATTCGGATTCGAGGGCGAAAATCTCTTCATCCTCCCCATTCGCAATCCGAAATTGTGCTTGGGGACGGATTAAAATCTGGTCATTTTCTTCATTCAGAAACAGCTTACCTTGGGTGATGGTGAGGCTTCTGTTGATTCCCGATATATCAATACCCTGCCCACCAAGACGTTTGGTTGACGAGCCCTGTTTGATGTCGAGCAGTTGTATTTTCACTTTACACCTCCAGCGCTAGCGGCCTGAAGTTGCCGATGTGGTAAGGCTGTCGCTTAGATAAGTTGGTTATAGGGGAGTCGGATGTAATACTCAAAACCCGTCCATATTCTGCTTGCAGCTTATCTTCGGTAGAAATCACAATTTTTTCATCCAGCGCAAATAACATAGAAACCATGGTTTCTATAGTCAGATTATTGCTGCCGCCCATAATCCTAGAAACAAGTGATTTACTTTTGCCCGTGAGTTTGGCCAGGTCGGTATAGGAGAGTTTTTTCTCATCCAAGAGGTTATTCAGCATGATGGCGAAATCAACCTTCACCTCTTCTTGAGCTTTTATCAGTTCGTAATTTTCTATTTTATTCATGATACCAAATGCTCCAATGACAACACATTTTGCAGTTGCCGATAAGCTTTTTCCAAATCTGATGATTTAGTTTTCTGCCATTTTTTCAACACGCTATGGCTAAGCAGGAGACAGCCTTTTGAGTTCGGGATATTTATACAATAAACACGAATCGGCTGTTTGATGAACTCATACACGGTGAAGCCGTGTGCCTTGCCGGCCTCATGAAACATCTTCGGTGTCAGTCTTTCGCCGTTGGCGAAGCGCTGCATAATAGCTTGGATACTAGCCTCATGGCGGACGGTTTGGGCGGATTGCCGGTAGCTATCCAGCTCATGCTCTAAGCCGGACAACTCTTCCCCATCTTCGCAGAGTACATATAAAGGGCGTATGCCATTGTATAGCAGTTTAGGTTTCATTGTACACTTATAAGTAAACTATGGGCATCAAATTTATCCAACAACACACCTAGGCAAACTAAGTTCCATCATACCGCAGCCGCAATAAAAAAAGCAGCCCGAAGGCTGCTGAAAAAGCCCGCACGGGGCGGGCTGGGGGATGAAATATTATTCCGGCAGGGCTTTGTGTTTGAGCGCCTCAATTGCAACTTGGGCAGAGGCTTGCGGCAGTTTCCCTTTTTTAACTTGCCCAAGCAAATACTTGGGGAACTTGCTTAATATGTAGTTAGTTCTCAACCAGCTTCTAAACTCCCCCAATGCGGCATCAGGGTAGCACCAAGATGGCTGCGGGTTACTTTTCGCTTGCGGATAATAGAGCGGGTAATCGTGATCGTATTTTCTTCTGTCGCCATATAAAGCTGACATCTCTTTTTCTTGCCAGTATGCACTCCATGCTTTACCAACAGATATATCAGGGATAACTTTATCGCTGATAATTAAGCCGGAACGTATCATTGGAACAATCATTGACGCAATCTCTCTGAATACACTGAAATATCCAAGCGGGACTGAATCTAAAGTCATATCTATGCGGTCATGGAAATGCCGCCAGCTATCAATTAGCCGCTGCTCCGGCGAGTAACCAACAGCCTCATAAATAAACAGCCTAAAAGTTGTCCTAGCAAGGCTTCTGAATGCATTCAAAGCCTCCATTCGGCGCTCGTCAGCAACAAAAGCATAATACTCGAGCAAGGCAAGACATACCGGCTCGGTATAAGCATTTATCGTTACGCCATTATGGAGAGACTTCAAAAACAATGTGTCTTCTTCATACCCATGCTGCAGGAGTAATTGTGTAATCGCCCTACCTCTAGGCTTATGCCTCTCTTCCGGCCAATTTGCAGCCAGGCGGTTTAACACTTTCCTGTCTATACCGCACATACGGGCAAGGCCACTTTCTGTAAGGAATGGAAGCCCATTTTCCAGAACGCCCATTTCAACGCCATCTATTTCAATTTGGCGCTCCACTACAAATAACTCTGTTTGAACTTGCAACGGGGGTGGGACTAAATCCGTATTTTCCTCATCTATCGCCATGTTTTTTAACACCTCTTACCCGGGACTAAAACGCCATTATAACGCAGCCAGTCCTAATTACTATTAATCCAACACGCTCCACCAAAACACGCGGTCAGCCCTGCCTCAGTTTTAATTTGGTGGAATTCCACCAAATTAAAATTTGGGTTATTGATGGTTTCCCAAACCCCAAGAAAATCAATGGTATTTTTATTTCTTAACCACGATTCGATTAAGGGGCTTGGGCTACCTGAAAATCAGGCGTTGAGCTGGTGATAGCTGGCTTTCTCCGCACTATCGCCATCCCAAGGGAAGTATTGGAAATACTCGTTATCGGGTACTTTGATGCCGGCCTGTTCGGCCACGTTGCGCAGGAACATGATGCTGTCGGCGGCATGGTCGTTCAGGGTGGCTGCTAAGCGGCGGTTCAGCCCTCGCAAGGCTAGCCGGTGTTGATAGATAAATTCGGCGCAGTACAGGCTGTTGATTACGGCGCCCTGTAGGTTGCGCAGGGGCTTGGGCTGCAGGTTTTCAGGCAGCCTGTCGAGCACTTCGCCGCTAATACCGTTATGCAACATCAAGCTGTGAACGTAGGCCACTGCAGACGGCAACAACGGGGCGGCGATTTGGTCGATATGCGCCACACCGAAGCGCTGATGCACCATGCGGTAGGCGGCCGAATAATCGATACCGCAGCGGGACACCAACAGCTTGACCGCATCCACCAAGCCGCGCCGTTCGTCTATCGTGGTTTGGGTTTCGAGCTTGGGGCTACCTGAAAGAATCTGCTCAATCTGTTCGTCACACCATACGGCAAATTTAGGGTCGAGCCAGCGGGCGAAATCAACTGCTAGTTTTGGGTGCAGCCAAGTTCCTTGTTCTGTGCCGCCTTGTTTGATGATAACTATTTGATTATCTTCCGTTGCTCTTTTTGGAGTAACGCTTAATTTTTCAGCAAGTGCAGAGATATATTCTTGAGTTCTTTCAGATTTTAGATAATTACCAACACGCCTATTGAAATGAGCGGCAACAACAGTAGCGTTCAGGTAGCCATTATTTTGGAAAGAAACGGGGAAATTACCGAAAGATACGGTTTTGATATGAGACATGATTTACTCCTTGTATAAGTTTCAAACCCTTTCGAAGGGGTGGCGGGGTGTTCGAAACATGTACAAGGCATGCCGCCAGCCTTACGGACTGGCGCACCCCGCCATAGGAGTAAACTTTGTGATAGGTTCAAGGAGAGAACAATGAAACCAATAGACACAAAAAATCCACTCTGTCGGGGCGGATGCCGCTTGCAGGTGTTTCGAGCACCTAGGTGGTATCATAAACAAAATCACAGCATCGCGCAAGATATTTTTAACTAGCAATTTATTATTTGCAAATATATTACTTGCAATATATAATTTGTACGTCTTTTTAACAGGAGAACAGCGATGTCAAAAACTCAATCAGCAACAGGCCGTGCTATTGGCGGGAAAGCCAGGGCAGCGAAAATGACACCGGAGCAACGCAAGGAGCAGGCGGCTAAAATGGTAGCTGCTAGGCAGGCTAAGGCAGCAATGCCGAAAGCTATGTATGAGGGTAAACTGAATATTGGTAATACCGAGCTAGATGTAGCGGTATTAGATGATAATCGACGTGTTATTACTCAAGCAGCCATCTTTCGTGCGCTCGACCGTCCTGCACGTGGGAACGCAAGGGTGATCGATACCCCCGTTTTTATTGATGCAAAAAACCTGCAACCCTTTATTGATGAGGATTTGCGGGCAGTGATCAATAAAATTGAATACGTTAATCTTTCCAATAAAAAACAGGAAGGGTTTGACGCAACAATTTTGCCTTTGGTGTGTGATTTGTACCTGAAAGCCCGGGAAGCTGGGGTAATCACAAAAGCGAACCAATTATCAACCGCACAAAAAGCAGAAATCCTCGTTAGATCATTAGCTAAGGTTGGTATTATCGCTCTTGTTGACGAGGCAACTGGCTATCAAGATGCACGAGCCAAAAATGCCCTTGCCAAAATCCTTGAGGCTTTCGTTGCGAAAGAACTGCAACCTTGGGTTAAAACATTCCCTTTGGAATATTATAAAGAGCTTTGTCGGTTGTATAACGTTCCGTTCCCTCCGCTTAAAAACAACCAATTCCCACAGTTCTTCGGGCATATTACCAACAATGCTGTATATGCCCGTCTTGCTCCAGAGCTACTACCTGAGTTGAAAAAAGCGGCCAGCAAACAGGAGAGAAAAGCCAAACTACATCAACTCTTAACGCAAGATGTCGGGCATCCGAAACTGAAGGACCACCTAGTTTCCGTCGTTACGTTATTGAAGCTGGCTAAAGATAAGGATGATTTCAACCGTATGCTAGATATTGTCCATCCCAAACTAAATAACACCATACCGCTTGATTTAGGCGAGTAAAAGCAGCCATCTACTCCATGAAAAGCCCCCTGCAAATGCAAGGGGCTGGCGTTTACCTGTTTCTCAACTGCCGATAATCAATAGCTCTGCTATATGATGAATTATCTATCATCGGGTCTGACCGAACCATTTCGATACAGCGATTTTGTATGATAATTTGCTGGTCTCTCCATTTACTTGTAGGCAAGGTACCATCAAAAATTTGGGTTCGGATTTGGCGTGCCATCGCTATTAAATCCTGATACGAGGCCATAGATGACAAAGAGTAAGCGCCATCCCTAGCAATAGATTCCATAGCATAAGCACTGACTTTCTCATCTGCCGCTTGAAGAGAGTATTGTCCAGTATAGGCAAAGTTATAAGCGTTTTGAGTGAATGAAATAAATCCCCTTAATGTTTGGCATTGCTCCGGCCCATCATCCCCTGCTGGCAATATAGACTTCACTTCCGCTATAGATGGCAGGGAGATTGACAACAATATGATAAATAATGTTTTTTTCATCATTATTCTCCTTGTTTCGGATATTTCCTATTTTGTTCAATCAAATAGCCGATTCTCTCGGCAGTCTTGTAGGTGTTCTGTTGGATTTTGAACATAACCACAGTAAATTCCGCCCACAAGCGGATAATCAGGTTGCCGAATATCAGCAAGCCCAAACCTGCGAATATCCCCATCACACCGCTGACCTGCTGCGCCTCAATCTGCGACTGTCCACCGGCAAACCCGCCCATCATCAAGCCGATGGCAAACAGGTTATTGACCAATAGCAGTAGCCAGTAAATCAAAGTGATGATTTTAGTGGATAAAACAGAATCCAAGAAAAATATGCTACGCATTCCTAATCCCCTCTAAAAATGGTTAATTGGTATCTGCTATTATACAAACCTTAAAGCAATTTAATCTATCTTAATCTAAAATCCCCGCTTGCCTCAACTCTGGCTCCAGTTTGCAAATGGCGCTATTGAGCAGCCCGGCAACGATTTCCCCAACCTGTTTCTTTTTCCGCCACAACGTTACTCGCCCAATATCAAATCTATCCTGAATCTCTGTTTGCTTCGGGCTACCTGAAAAAATATGAGACAACAGGGCATCACAGAGCAACAAGGAAATGCCTTGCTGCTGTTCTAAGATGTAGCTGCTCAAATCCACGATACGGCTTAAATTGCTGCCGTATTGGGCTTCTACAGCACAAAGCTCCAAATGGTTCAGCAGTCGTTCCACCCTTGCCCGTATCATCGCACTGTTGGCGTGCCAGTCATGTTGTGTCATCCCTTGTCCGCCGCCACGACTTACGCCCTTATCCTCCACCCAGTGGCAAATTTGTGCGGTATTGTTCAATGGCTCAATCCGCATACAAGATAAGCGGTAGGCGTGGCTCAATGCTGCTTCGACTGACTGGTACATGCTATTTCCTGTTCATCTGTTTGGATAGTAGTTTCTTGATACGGCGGCGTTTCATTACTCGATACCAGCGGCTTGCCCGGATTTTTGCCTTGCGCTGCCGTTGGGCTTCACGGCGGGCTACTTCATCAAAGGTCGGGTCTTTGTAGGTTTGCGGCATTTACCCCTCCGCCCTTCCGCCAAACTCCACCCCGTTGCCCGCCGCCCACGCCTGGATATACTCAATCAAACTCGCCGTACGCCGCACCCCCATCCGCGCCGTACTCTCCCGTAGGTTGATGACTTCGCCCTCCAAGCCAATCGCCATTTCAGCCGTGCCGCCGGTGGCAATCCGGTGCCCGGAGACAAAAATCATCTTCCATTGGTCGATTGAGAGTTTTTGGCCATTAAAGGTTTTCTGTTTCGCAATGTCCCCCAGCATGGCGTGCAGCTTGGCATTTTGCGCATCCGAACGTTTCCGCTCCCGCACTTCCACAATGACCTTTTCATGCGACTGCAATAGCGTTCCCGCCATCTCATACGCCAGCTTCATCACATCCCGCTTGTTTTTCTTGTCTAGCACCCGCTCAAACTTTTGGCTCATTCGATTTCCCTCGCTTTCCTGCGGTACTCCGCCGCCAGTTCGCGCAGCTCTTCTTTCGTCCACTTCCGCACTTCATGGTCGGCATCCAGCTCTTCCACCCGCGCCTGCCCGATGCGTTCAATCAAGCCCTGCCGGTAGCCGCGGATATTGCCGCTCTCGTACAGATTGCAGCGCACACAGCCGCCATGCACATTGGCCTCGTCAAACCGCAGCTTGCCGCTCCTGCCCGCCGGCACATAGTGGCAGGCTTGGAAGTTGTCCTTCCACGGTGTGCCGCAGCTGATGCAAGGCCTGCCCCTATCCCGCAGCCGGATGTAGCGGTTGAACGCCGCCTGCGCCTTCTTGGTCAGCTCCGGTATCGTCTCCAGCTTGTGCCGCAGCGCCTTGGTTCTCGCCCGCTCCTTGCGCTTGGCTTCGCGCTCTGCCTTGGTAGCCGCCTTGCGCTTCTGCTCACGCCGATACTCAATGCCGCAGGTTATGGAACAGACAAGCTGCCCCATCCTCTGCTTCTCAAACACCGTGCCGCACACCTTGCATTTACGCTTGGCCATCCCGCTTCCTCCCGCGCCAAACCGTCCGGTAGCGTTGCGGGTATGATGTGATGTAGCCCCGGTATTCGCGCCAGCATTCCGATACGAACAGCCAAGCCCCGGCCAAAGCCGTGAATATCAGCAACAGCACAAAGCCAATCAACAGCACCACGGGCGAAGTCAGGATATACAGCCATCTGTGCTGCTCGTAACGTTCCAAAAATTTGTCAATCGATTCCATGTTGTTTCCTCACTTTCTCCAAAATCTCTTCACGGGTCGGCGCACCGGACATGGCAGTCAGCTGGTGCAACATCTTCTCCTGCAGCTTCCTGTTAGGCCGGCAGCGGCGGATTTGTTCGGCACAGCATTCCGGGCAGCGGAAGTTCAGTACAGAACCGGTAGGCGGGCAGCAGGGGCAGGTGTCCATATCACACCTCCATCGTCAATCGCTCGAGCAGCGCAGCAATCTGCGGGCGGAACGGGTTGCCGTTCGGCAATGCGGGCAGCGGCTCGCCGGTTTCCAGCCAATGCCTTTCCTCCGCCGCCTCGGAAGGCAAGCAAGTCAGTGCCTGTTCGGCGGTCAGGCGGCCTTTGCGTACTGCATCCATGATGGCGGTGGTTTGATGCTCGCGGTTGTAGCCACGGCTAACGAACCATTTCACTTTGCCCCCGTTGGCCAGCAAGTCGGCGGAAAGTCGGGTGTAGCTGTCGCGGAAGGCCATACGCGCCCCAGTCTTATCCCCGGCGGCGAACAGCTCCCATGCCCCGTTGCCCGCCGCCGTCATGGCGATTTCCGGCACAATCACAGTCAACTCCTCATTGCGCCATCCTTCGGCCAACATCCCGAAAGCTTCATCGGCAGACGGCAGGCCGGTATCGATACGCTCCAAGATAGCAGCCAAGCTCAAGCGCCCGGTCAGCTCACGGCGGCAGCGGTTGAGTGCAGACAGCACAGCTGCCGTTTCGTAGGTTTGCAAGTCATCCACCATCACATCCACAGCGGCTGCACTCAAAGTGGTGCCGGTTAGTTCGGCGGTAACGGCCAGCGCCTGTTTCAGTTCGGCGCGTTTGGCCAAAAATTCTTGTTGGTTCATGCTGCTGCTCCCTGTTGTTTGCGTTGGTAGCGCTCCCACGCCGCTATGTCGTCGGACTGCATCACGGCATCAAAATTGCCTTGTGTGCGTTCGGCCTGCTGCGCTTTGGCTTGGGTCATCTGTTCGCCGCGCTGCATATCGGTCAGCACCTGCTGGTAGGACTTGAGCAGGCAGCCGATTTCGTGGCGGCACTGCACAAACCAGCGGTTATTGTGGGAAACGAAGTAGGCCGCCAGATGCGGGGCAAGCTCCCTGCCAACGAAGCGCACCAGTTGCGCCGTCTGCCCGCGTGTTTTGGCATTCGAGGCAGGCAATACCCCGTAGCGCTCGCGGTAAGCTCCGGCATAGGCTTGCCAAGTCGCCACGTTGTCGGGGTTCGGTTCAGATTTGGGTTTTGGTTTGGCAGGCTTGGCAGTTTGGATTTCTGCCAGCTGAAATTCAGGTTCGGCAGCGGCGGGATTTATCCCCGTCGCCACCTCTGACGGTTCTCTCTGATGGTTAAAGGTTTCTGATGGTTCTTCTTTATACGAAGGTGCAAAATTTGCACGTTCCGAAGGTGCAAAATTTGCACGTTCGGGGCTGGATTTTGCACATGCAGAATTTGCACATGCAGAATTTGCAGGTTCTGAATATTCATCCAGCGTGATGTAGTACAGATCGGTTTTCCTGCGTTGGGTGTTTTGGCGGCGCTCTTTTCTCAAAATGCCGCGCTGCTCCAGCCATTTGCAATGGCTGACCACCGTCCGCAGCGCCATGCTGCACTTGGCGGCAAGCCTTTCTTGGCTCGGATAGCACACCCCTTCGTCGTTGGCATGGTCGCACAGTGCCAGCAACAACATTTTCTGCCCCATCGGCAAACTCATATCCCATGCAATACTCATCAACTTCACGCTCATTTCCTGTTCCTCACTGCCGCCAACATGCGGCGCTCGCAAAATTCACTCACTCTCAAAGCCAGGGAGAATGCCCAACTCCAAAAACGCTCACGCATGGCTGGCCTCCGCTTCCACCATCTGCGCCAGCTTGGTAATGCCCTTTGGGGTCAGATACACTTGGGCGCGCAGCTGCTCCGTGCCGCTGCTGTCGGTGTAGCGGTGCTCGCTGTGGCGGATTAGGCCCTGCTGCACCTTGTCCTGATAGCCAATCCACGAGCCGCGCCCGTCGCGCTTGTAAATCCAGCGGCGCATATTCAACAGTCCGAACAGGTCTTTCGGGCGGAGTTTGAGCAGCTTTGCCGCATCGGTAATGCACATATCGCCATCGGCATAGCTGATACGCTCCAATGCCTGCGCCTTGGGTTGTGTTTCAGCCAGCAAGGCAGCCTGTTTTTCGTTTTGTTCGGCCAAGTCGGCAGCCAAGCGCAGAGCTTCTGGCAGGGTTTGCGGGATAGACGGCGCAGCCTGTTGCTCCAACTCCATCCAGCGGCGGTTGATGCGGATACGCATGTCCGAGCGGTAGCCCGTTATCAGGTCGATGCACTGCTCGCGGGTAAGCAGGTATTCGGGATACTCGACACCATTTAACTGATTGATATATTTAGAGACCTCAATTTTGAGGAGACCCATTTCCGCATAGGTCGAATTCAGCCGCTCAATGTCGCGCAAAACGTTGTCATGTCGTTTCTCGCACAACTGGGCGATTTCACGGCTGCTCATCAAAGGTTGTTGCTGCTTGCCAATTTGGATAATCTGATTCATAATCTGCTCCGATTTGTAGCTCTCCCTAACACCATTGCCCGCCACGCTCCGGCGGGCTTTTTTTCACTCCCACCATTCCCGAAACCGCCGAAACCAGGCAGCCTTGACCGGCACATAAATCCGTTGCATGATTTGCCCGTCATAACGCGCATTGGCCGCAGCCCCCAGTTTCTCCCTAGCCTCTTCCGGGCTGTCCGCCCAAATGCTCAATGACCACGTCCTGCCTTTGAAACGGTAGGAGAACGTGTATTCGTTTTTCGCATAATCCATAGGAGTTCCTTAGTGTGATTTTCCGGCCCGCCTCAGCGGGCTTTCTTTTGCCCGTCTGTCCGGGCTGCCAAGCGTCTTTCCGCTTTGTCTGCCGTGGTAAAATGGCTGTCTCTCACAACAACCGACCACGAAAGGTAAAATCATGCGGTTTAAAGTTCATGGCTACGGGAAAGCAAAACACGCAATCCCCATACTTTTTCAAAATAAAACCCACGAGTTAGACGGAATTGAGACAATACAATGCGGGGATGTTCTAACCATCGCTGATATTCCTGAGCCACAGGGCTTGCTTGTTGTGTGTGATCGAGAGATGAAAATATCTGTTGATGACGGTCGCGTATTTCTTGTATTGAACGTCGGGCTCTTTTCATCGCTTGATGAATACCGTGAACGATTCGATAGATAAACATCGTCAGAATCAAGGCCGTCTGGAACATTAGCAAGCCTAAAACGGCCTGTTCAAAATCACTCATTTACACTTCCTTTCTTCTGCCTGACGAAGCCCTAAAACATCTGACCACAAAGCTGGTGGATGCGGCATTTGACAATCTACCGGCAGCAATGCTTCTGCTTGGAAAATTCTTCTCCCTTTGACGGTTAGGCGGTATTGGAATACCAAAACAGCGAAGACTTTCCCTTCAGCCTTTACTGGCAGGCGGAAGGCCAGCGGCGCATCTCCTTCTCGCTCCGGATCAGATAGGAACAGGCGGTTGTCGGTATCAACCCACGTTTCAATGCCGAAATCTTCAATGTCTTGCGGCGTCATCTTCTTTCCTTTCTCAAAAATATTTGCGCCCCTACTAGTCCCTAACTGTCTCTGTTAGTAAGTCTTTTATGGAGCTAACATGTCCATACGCGTGGCCATCCAGCACATAGCGGATATAAGCGCTGAGTGAAGTGAAGCCGTTAAGGGCAGCCAGCGTTTTCAGGTCGTCTTTCATCGCCTGAGGAATATGGAGCTTGACCTCTTCAGTGCATTTCTCACGCTTCATGGCTTAACCCGCCAATTCCGGCCAAATCTTGTGCCAATCATCCGGGCGCATCTCTTGGCGTGTTACTTCCCCATCCGTAGCCAGCTCAATACTGGCGCAATACTCAATGGGAATAGGGCGGTGGCCGGTAACGATTTGGTTCATGTATGCGTAAGCAATGCCGATTTTTTCAGCGATTGCCCGCTGTCGGCCACGCTCATTCGCGCAGTATTCTTTTAGTTGCATATAGCTTACTCCTGTCTATTTAGCACAAATTATAGCATAGCTAAATAGAAAAAGTAGCCTTGCTAAATTAAGCATTGCTGTATATTCAAACAACTTGCTAATATGGAAGAGAAAATGACACGGCTAGAAAGGGTAAAAACCCTGATTGAAGAGAAATTCCACGGCAGCCAAGCTGATTTTTCCCGCGCAATCGGCAAGGCTCCTGCCCAAGTTAATCAATGGCTTAACGGCTATCGGAACATTGGGGATGCAGCCGCGCTAAATATTGAGAAATCTCTTGGACTGCCACAGGGATATTTAGATGGCACGGGCGAAAAATATCAGTCAGACCCTACCGGCAAACCGGTGGAATCCAACGCAACCGCTTTCGCTATGGTCGAAACATGGCAGGAAGGCACACCGCTCAATAATGCAGAGTGTGAAGTGCCATTCCTGAAAGAAGTGCGCTTATCTGCCGGCTCCGGTGCATTTGAAGCGTCCGACTTCAACGGCTATAAGCTGCGCTTTCACAAATCCACCCTGCGCCGCAAAGGCATCAACCCTAAAGACGTAGTATGTGTATCTGCCGATGGCAACAGCATGGAGCCGGTATTCCCTGACGGCGCTACGTTAGGCGTAGACACCAGCCAAAAGCACATTAAAGATGGCAAGATTTACGCCATCAATCATGACGGCTGGCTGCGCACCAAAATCCTTTACCGCCTACCCGGCAACAGAATCCGCATCCACAGCTACAACGAAGATGAGCACCCGGACGAAGAAGTCGATGCATCCGATATTCAAATAATAGGCCGCGTGTTTTGGTGGAGTGTGTTGGATTGAGGTACTGCGGCAGAGCGGGATATTGCCGCAGGGGTTGGCTGGGGACTAGGCTTGTTTGTTATTTTTACTTCTACTTTTTTATAACCACTTTTTTATTATTATGGAACATAAATTATCGCCATATGTATTACGCTGTTACAACTCTAACTTTGATGATGATAGTGAGGATTTGTTTTGGGATGGGAAAAGGACAAATCAATACCTATATTTGGACAAAATAAACAACCATGATTTATTTGATGTCCTTGCAAAGTATTTAGAAGGGCAGAGGACGGATGCACCAAGAAAAGTATCTGATGAAAAAATGCTGTTCCAGGTTTCCGATTTAACGATTGATTCTAAAAATAGAATCATCCACGGATATATACAGAAAGGAAACTGGGGAACTCCTGGTAAAATTTTTAATTCCGCCAACCCAGATGAACAGCCACGAGAACTAAAAAACACAGATGCAGTTTTATTGAAATATTTCTTTTATTTTTATATTCCTAAATGTAAAAAAGAAGCAATCTGTATTTTCCACCATATAGGGCAATATGGCGTAAAAACCCTTTTTTCAGATTCATTTAAAGATGTTTTTATAAACATTAGCAGAGGATTAAGGCTGCAATATAATCCGATGCAATATGGGAATATTTATGAAAAATGGAGCAACGCCGCATTAAAAGAAATAAAAATTAGAAAATTTAAGCTATTGCGTTCCGATGTGGCAGACCAATTAAAATCCATATCCACTGATTTTGATGCTTATTTAGTTATTAGAGCCAGTCGAAAGAAGCCTTTTAGGATTAGCCTGAGTGGCTTCCGTGAGAAAGATAGTATCGAAGCAAAAATGGTTGAAATGCTTGAAAAAGAGCATGGTTGCCAAGTTTCAGGCTCTTTTGAATTGGATGGGCATAAAAGAGTATTAAAGGTGGGATACAAACAAAGCATTTCTTCTGATATAATCTTAGAAGAAGATGAAATTAATCAAGACAACGGAGAGCTAGACCATCTTAAGCTGCTAAAACTGACAAAAAAAGTGGTCAAGGATATTGCTGATAGGATATACTGATGAGTGCCAAAATTGATATCAGAATAATTATTTCAAACCATCTCAAAACTTTAGTTGATACCAATGATAAAGTGGTGTGCAGTGATTATTTTGTGTTCTTTGGTTTCCCATTTTTTCTTGCGATTTTTTTCGTATATAAGAACTATACATTAAACTCGGACGTAGTGAGTACGTTGGTAAATTTTGGAGCAATTTTTTCTGCATTATTAATTAGTGTTCTTATTATGGTTTATGACCAATATCAGAAATTATGTTATGCTCAAATAGCAAATGAGGATATGGCTTCTATAAAGGATATTGAACGGAGAAAAACAATCATCCAACAAATGTATCACAACATTTCATATTGCATCCTCTTATCAATTATCTTGGTTGTATGCGCACTACTTTATCAAGCATTGGAGCCTTCTTGTTCTTTATCAAGGTATGTCCTGATACCGTTGAATGTCTTTGTAACAGGGAACTTGCTTTTAACCATATTAATGGTGCTTAAGCGAACGTATCTCTTAATCACAACAACCAAAGGATGACCTGGCCCGCCCCGCGCGGGCTTTTCTTTTGCCCGTCAAATCCCATCCAACCGTAAACCCGTAGCCGACTGTTGCCGCCAAGTGCGGCTTTTTTGTTGCGTGTGAAAAATAAATTCAACGGATAATCAAAGCTATATAGAAATTTAGCAAAATATTTAGCATTAAAGCTAGCTTTGCTATTGATTTATTGTTTAGCATTGCTATAATACACCCCAACGAAGCACAACACCGCTTCACCGCCACCCTCAAGCAGCAGCAGTCAGGCCGGAGGGGAACTGGGGCAAAAGACAAACAGGCCAGGAAGCCGCCGCCCCTATCAACGGTAAACGAATTTTTAACAGAGCCATTTCAAGGAGATGGCTTGATTAAACATTCATTAATTGATTGGAGAGAACAATCATGTTACGCATCGATAGACACCACGACAGCCAATTAAATGCCTACTTGAGCAGCCTGGACGATGACAGTTACGTTTCTGATACTGCGGACGAAATCATAGCCGACAGCATCCTGGACGACATCATGCACCGCCTAAGCCCACAGGCCGAGCGCGAAGTTCGGAACATCGTTTTAGAGATGGCTGAGGAACGCATCAAGAAAGAGCGCGAAGAAGCAGAGCGTGAAAGAGAATCTGACGAGCGCGAATACCGCGAAGAGTGCATCAACGAAGCATACTGGAACAGCTTCTGACATAAGGAAGAGAACATCATGCAAAGCAATACAGATTGGAAGTGCAGCCGCGCCATTAAGGTACTGCAGCGCGGCATAAACCTTATCCAAGGCACAACGCTGGATGAAATCATAGACGGGCTAAGCCCGGAGGTGCGGGCTGCAATCATCAGGCACATGATGGATAAAGCCGACAACCTTATCCGCGAGGAAGAGGAAGAACAAGAGGAAGAGCGGCGCGAACGCGAACAGCAGTTCACAGGCTTGGCAGCCAGCCAATAACCGCAAAGTGGCGCAGAGACCCCCAGCCGGCGGTGGGGCAAAACACCGGCAGCAGGCGGCGGCTGAACTCCTTGCAAGGGTAATCCCCCCTCTAACTACCGCACGCCTGCATCTTTAATACTCAGGTAGCATTTGGCACTTCGGCCGGAATCATCCCTGGAAGGGTAAACAAATACATGATGAGCATCTTGGTGAACAGCCGCAGTTGCACCAAATCTTGCGGCGTGAACTCAAGCAGGGAATGGGAAGCATCATTACCGAGCTGGCGGATATGGTGGGCAAAATCGCCCATCTCCGCAGTCAGCACCCCATCTTTCACTAGGCGGTTAATCCGCCAGTTTAGGTTTTTATCCTTGCCCTCCGTATCTTTTAAAGACAACGCCGCTTCCACCACTGAGCGGTAGGCATTCCCTGCCGAACGGGCGAAGTCGTCGCCCAGCAGAAACAGTTTTTCTGCCTCAAGCAGGAAAGGCAGCACCTCCGGCGGTGTATGGTCTGGAATATCTGGTTTGGGCGGCTCGGGCAACCATTCCAACCCATAGCCTAAGTCGTCAAGCTGACGAACGTTTGCTGCTGCATGTTGTGCCAATATTATTGCCACGCTTGGCTCAAGCTCGCTATGACCAACAACCCCGCCGCCGCAATGATTGCAAACCACCAACGACACAATCCGCGTCAAACCGTTATATGCAATTTTTTGAGTAGGGCGGACGTAACACAATGTAAACGCCACATCCTTCTTTTTACAATACGGACAATCCAAAGGAATTTGTAACATGAATACTCTCAATCAAGATTTGACCCGGGAGACCAGATTTTTAAACAGCATCATGAATCTGCCAAACCGGGAAGCTGTACTGATACAGCATTATAAAGGTTTGGGTGAACAAGAGCGCACCAAACTGTTCATTGCCTTAGTCGGTAAATACAGCATTCTGACACAGATCCAAACTACAGGAGACCTAAAATGAAATCCCCCCTCGCCGCCTGGACAGCGGCCTTTTTTATGGGCGCGGCCTTTGTCGCCATGCCCACCCTAGACAGCCAAGACCAGTATTTGCAGACCACAGAGACAGCCGCTGAGCGCGTGTCAGCACTAGACCGCCAAGCAGCGCAGGAAGCCGCCGAAGCGCAGAAACACTACGAAGAGATGACCGACTACGAGGTAATGCGCGGCGTGGTGTACGAGCCGACTAAATAGGAAGTATTTATGATTTTCGAACGTGAAGTTTATGCCAACGTAGAAGTTGATATTGAGCTGGAAGAGGTACTCGAAAGGCTCAACAAGGATGGTATAGGCCAAGTCGAACAATGGCTGAAAGAGCAGAAAGGCCAAGAATTAACGGCTGCCGACACCATCAGACTTTGCGACCTTGCCCAAGTAGAAACGTTGAATATGCCGCTTCCATATTATTTGAGAGAGTTGTTAAGCATGACATTTGGAAGAGATTTTGGAGTACCGCAATGAGCAAAAGCCAAGAGTTGATTACAAAACAACACCCAGTCAGCGCGGGCGACATTTTAGGCATGACCGCCGGCCTTGCCGCTGCCGCCATACACATCTACACCACCGAGCTAAGCGGGAAGATTAGCAAGATGTTTGCCGCCGAAGCCATCCCACCCCTTCGGCAAATCATCCTGCCGATTGCAGAGGAGGCAAGGCAACTGGCTGCAGCAAGCGATGCCGAAGCAGATGACTTTCTAGAAGTCGTTACAGCAGCCGTCTTGCTACTAGACAAAGCCAACAAAAAAGCAATCGAGCTTGGCTTATCCGATGCAGTACCGCCGACTATCCAATAACCACCGGAGTAAATCATGTATCGCGTAATCGGAACGTGTAGCCAATGTGGTGGCAAAGTAGTTATCCCTGATGTATGGAGCGGCATCTTCCCGCCAACCCCAACCTGCCAGCGCTGTCATGCCACTGTGAAGCCGCCAGTTATCACTACGACCCCAGCCAAACCACCTGAACGCCATTTATCCTAGGAGCCCATCATGACCCAGCAAAACAAAACCCACTATCGCAAAGTATTCGACAGCCCCTACCTGTCCGCCGCCGATATTGTCGAGCCGGTAGTGCTTACCATCAGATGCGTTCAAGTCGAGGCAGACAAAACCAAAAAAACCAAAGACAGTATGAATACCGCCTACTTCGCCGAGCGTGAAATCCGAGCCGGCGAGCCGTTAAAACCCATGATACTCAACGCCACCAATTCCAAGATGGTCGCCAAGATAACCGGCAGCCCGTTCCTGGAAGACTGGAACGGCGTGCAGGTAGAAATCTATGTAGACCACAACGTGAGATTCGGGCGCGAAACCGTGGAAGGCCTGCGCATCCGCCCTGCCGCCGTCCGCCCGCCGAAGCGCGAGCTCACCCCAAGCAACCAAGTCATGTGGCAGCGCGCCATCGATGCCTATAAACGCGACGGCAGTCTGGAACAGGTGGAAGCCCACGTTCACATCAGCGAAGAGAACCGTCAGGCGCTTATCCGGCAGGCGACCCAATCATGAAATGGTACGACATCGAACAGAACAGCCCGGAATGGGAAGAGCTGCGCGCCGGGCGGCTGACTGCTTCCAACTTCGCCACCATCATGGTTAATCAGCCCAAAGCCTTCAGCGATGCCGCCAAGCGCCTGGCCGTGCAAATCGCCTTCGAGCGCATCAACGGCCATTCCATGCGCGCCCACTACGGCGACGGCTACAGCAATGCCGATATGGAGCGCGGCCACATAGAAGAGCCGGCAGCCCGCGCCTTGTATGAGGCAGAAACATTCTGCACCGTGCAAAACGGCGGCTTTTTCTGTGATGACTATATCGGCTGCTCCCCTGATGGCTTAATCGGAGAAGAAGGCGGCATTGAAATCAAAAGCGTACTGCCGCAAACCCATGCCGCCACCAAACGGCGCGGCAGCTTCGACCCCGCCTACCGCTGGCAGATACTGGGCAACCTTGCCCATACCGGGCGCGAGTGGTGGGATTTTGTCAGCTATTGCAGCTTTGCCCCCGAGCCACACCAGCTATTGATTTACCGTGTACACCGCGAGCAATACCGCACACAGATACAGCAACTGCTGGCGCGTGAGCAACGATTTATCGAACTTGTCCAAAAACAAATGAAGGAATTTTCATGAGCCTGAATAAAGTAATTTTGATTGGCCGCCTAGGCCGCGACCCTGAAACCCGCTACATGCCAAACGGCGATGCCGTGTGCAACTTCTCCATTGCCACCAGCGAAAGCTGGAAAGACCAGAGCGGGCAGAAGAAAGAGCGCACCGAATGGCACAACATCACTATGTACCGCAAGCTAGCCGAAATCGCCGCGCAATACCTGAAGAAAGGCAGCCAAGTATATATCGAAGGCCGTATCCAATCCCGCAAATACACCGGCAAAGACGGCATCGAGCGCACCGCGTTTGAAATCATCGCCAGCGAAATGAAGATGCTTGGTGGCAAAGCGGATGGCGGGGAGGGGCAGCACACACCAGCACCGCAGCCGGTGCCGCAGCCAGTAAAACGGCAAGCGCCGCCGCAAGCTGTGCCGCAAGATGATATAGACGATGACGTGCCTTTCTAGGATGGGAGATGAGCCTACTTCCCACCGCTGCCTATTACCAACTGACATACGGCCAGCTTGACGGAAAAACCCGCATCCTGACCAACAGGGGCGAAACCACCGAACCACTGCCCAAATACCCCGCCAAACCCACCACCTCCAGCGCCTTTCGATATCAGCGCAAGTTTGACATCTGGCTGTTCGAGAGCGCATGCCAGGCAGCACGGCAGCGGCGCGATACCGCAGGGCTGATTCGTTTCAGCCAAGCCCTATCCTACGCCCGCCGCGCCAAGCTCAAATGGGGCAGGGCAGGCGGCAGCGCTACCGAAGCCGACAGCATATTGGCAGAGCAATACCTGTTTGTCGTCCCACTGCCTCCGTTTGCCTCCGATCCGTTTTTTACCGACTTTACAGAGAGTGATCCATGTTCAGCACCGCCAACTTCCCCAAAGAGCGGGTAGCCGCCTTTTTAAAAGCCTATCAAAACTACCCGCTCAAAGCCGCCGCACACAGCGCCGGCTTTGATTTATACCAAGGCTACATCATCGCCCAGCAACACAAAGTTCTCCGACTGCACGATAGCATCGTACAAAACAGCAACGGAGCCAGCATCGGCACAATCGGCGAAGAGTTGTTTGCCAAGCTTCTTCCAGAAGCCGTGGACGTCAACTGCGACCTCAGCATGCACAACCCCGATTATGACTTCCTACTCGGCAGCCTGCGTATCGACGTCAAAACCTCATCTGGGTTTTCCCCGGGTAACGGCTCATCAAGCACCGTGTTCCGCTTCCGCTGCAAAAACAAATTCGACTGCGACGTATTCGTCTTATTCGTCAAAGCCAATCTCGAAGCCGACCAGTTCGACAGCACCGCCTACACCCACTGCCTGGTCATCCCCAGTATTTTTCTGTTCGGGAACAGGCAGGTGGAGTTGAACGCCCTTGCTTTCCAAGGGAGAAAGACCGCTTGGTCAGAGTTTATTATGCCGGTAGAAAAGCTGGCCGAGACCATCCGCCTGCTGGCCGCCAACACCACGCCGCTGCCACAGGAAATCATTGAAGCAGGGCGTGCCAACGAAGAATTGAAAACAGAACTCAACCGAAAGGGAAAAAATGGAAACCGCAACCGCACAACTGCGTGAAGAACTATTCGACACCCTGCGCCAGCTGAAAGCAGGAAAAATCGATGCCTCCACTGCGCAGGCCGTTAGCAAAATCAGCGGCAACATCATCTCCAGCGTAGCCATCGAAATCCAAGCCGCCTCCATCATTGGCTCAGACAAAATCGACAGCCTAAACGGCGTTGCCGCCCGAAAACTGGCTGGCGGCGTAGTTCACAGATTAGAAGGATAAGGAGCAACCATGACCCATCAGACCCATCAATTTAAATTCGGCGATATTGTGCGAGATGCAGTTCCAGGCCTAGGTGTGTGTGTAGTCATTAACACATCGGAACATTTTGTTTACATTATGAATAGCCGTGGTGACTATAATCCCTTAGCAAATCCCGCCGATTTGGAGCTCATTCCCCACCCCGACACCGAGCGCCTAGACTGGCTGGCCGACCCCGCAAACAAAATCGGCAACGTCATACTACCCGGCTGGTGCTCAGACGAATATAACAGCCTGCGCGATGCAATCGATGCCGCCATGCAGGAGCAGGCAGCAGAAGCAAAGGAATAATCATGACCCAAACATTTACCCAAATCCGCGAATGGGCAGAAGCCCGCAACCTTATCGCAGGCAGCGACAGTTTCCGACAGCTTGCGAAACTCGTAGAGGAGACCGGCGAACTGGCCGCCGATATTTCCCGTGGCCGCCCGCGCCGCTGTATCGCTGACAGCATCGGCGATTGTGTAGTAGTGCTAACCATCCTCGCCGCACAGAACGGCTTGCAGATAGAAGACTGTATCGCCCAAGCCTATGACGAAATCAAAGAGCGCAAGGGCGTGATGAAAGATGGCGTGTTTGTGAAAGAGGAAGATGCGAAATGACACCAGAAAGAGTCGAACAAGAGCGCGCGAAGTTTGAAAAGAATATCCCCGAATCAGGAATCGCAAATTATAAACGAAGATTGAGAAACGGAGATTACGCCTACGACCACATCAAATTTGCCTGGGAAATGTGGCTCGCCCGCGCCGCACAATCCGAATGGATAAGCGTGGAGGATAGACTGCCGAAAGAAGTACGTTTCTATTTAACCTGTAATGCTGATGGCGTAGTGAGATTCAGCCAATTTAACGGAAAAAATTTTTCGTATTGGGAATATGATGAAGAAGATGGTGAAGATATAGAGGTAATCTATTTTCCTAATTACTGGCAACCGCTACCCGACCCACCCACCACAAACCCCGCCGTGTAGTAATGCGGCTTTAATTTTGGATATTGATTAACCGGACCGCCTTCGGGCGGTCTTTAGTTTGGAGACACCATGCAAACCTACAACATCCACGAAGCCGCCGAAGTGCTGAAGTGCCACCATCATATCGTTTGCCACATGTGCCGTACCGGCGAAATAGAAGCCTTCAAAGCGGGCAGGGCATGGGTAATCACAGAAACCGCACTTGAAAACTACATTGCCGCGAAGCAGAATAGCCAACAGCAAGCGGTGATTGGCAGAAGGAGTAAAGCACAATGTCAATCCATCTCAACAAACACGGGATATGGCAAATATCCTTTCGTACACCAAGCGGTGTCCGCTTTAGACGTACTGCTGGAACAACCGACCGACAACTCGCGCAAGAGTTGCACGATAAACTAAAGCACGAGCTTTGGCGGCAAGAGAAACTAGGGGAGAAACCGCAGCGCCTATGGGATGAAGCCTGCATCCGCTGGATACAAGAAAACCAAGGCAAGAAAAGCCTGTCAGACGACAAAACAAAGATAAGGCTGCTAACCGAACTGCGCGGCCTGCCACTTGAGATGCTAACCCGTGACCTAATCCATAGCGTAGTGAATAAGCGACCGGGAACAGGCAGCACCAAGAACAGATACTTTGCCCTGATACGCGCCATCCTGAATAAATGCGTAAACGAATGGGATTGGCTAGACAAAGCCCCCAAGCTCAAACTTCACAAAGAGCCAAAGAAACGCATCAGGTGGCTGTATCCCGAAGAAGCACAGCGCCTAGTTAATGCCTTGGCACACCTGCCCTATATGCAGCATCTAGTTATCTTCTCGCTCGCTACCGGATTGAGACAAGCCAACGTGCTTAATCTCAAATGGGAGCAGCTAGACCTTAACCGGCAGGTGGCTTGGATATATCCCGATCAAGCCAAAGCAGGGAAAGCGATAGGTGTGCCGCTCAATCACACCGCCATGCAAGTATTGATGGGGCGGCCACGGGTAAGCGATTATGTGTTTACCAACACACGCGGCGGCAGAGTTCAAGAGGTTAGCACCAGGGTATGGCGCGAAGCGTTGGAGAAAGCGGGGATAGAAGATTTCCGCTGGCATGATTTGCGGCACACTTGGGCAAGCTGGCTAGTCCAGCAGGGCACGCCCCTGGCAGCGCTAAAAGAAATGGGCGGTTGGGAAAGTATCGAAATGGTGCAAAGGTATGCCCACCTGGCACCGGAACACCTTTCGCAACACGCCAGATTGATTGATTCAGACCTACGCCCCGGAGTCGAGTTAGTCCAAAATTTGTCCAAAGTGCCAGAGAGCATTCAGGCAAGAAAAATCGCAAACCAACTTAACTAG